CTTTATCCAGTTTTGAAAATATCATGGGGCATCAGTGGGGCAAATGAGCTCAGTTTCGAGTTCAGTATTGCGATCTGTGCGTCATTACTTTCATTCATCCATTTACCGTAAACCTGAAAAAGCATCTGAGCATCAGCATGGCCCATTTGGGATGCGATAAAAGACGGGTTCGCCCCAGCGGTCAGGGACCAGCATGCATATGTATGCCTTGTCTGATAAGATTTCCGGTGCCGGATTCCAGCTCTCTTAATCGCGGTATCCCAGGTCTGTCTTATCGAGTCGACAGTGAAGTGTTCACCATGCCGTAATGTCCTGGCTGTAACGCTGGGCAGAAAAACAAAGGTGCATTTTTGCGTGTCAGTACGGCCATACTCACGCAGTTTCACTTTTACTGAATGCTCCCTTCCAAGCCTTGTTAATTCTGCCTGGCTTCTTAGCGCCTGAATCGCCGGTTCAATTAAGTGGATTACCCGGTTTGTTCCCGCCTGGGTTTTCGGCACGGTAAACTCGCCTTTGGCAAAATTCCTCCTGATCATCATCGTACCGGCTTTCAGGTCTATATCCTCCCATGACAGCCCGCAAAGCTCACCCGGGCGGATGCCTGTATAAACAGCTACTGACATCATGTTTTTCGTCTGCGTGTGCCGGCAAGCATCAATAAGCCGAAGAAACTCTTCTCTTGATAGCGGGTCCGGTTTTACTCGTTCCTCGCGAAGAGGCGATATACCTTTAAAGGGGTTTTCTTCGATATAGCCATTTTCCAGCCCAAACTGAAAAATGGCGAACAGGTTCGTCATGTAGTTGTTGACTGTTACCGCCGATCGTCCTGGTTCTTTAACCTCATACTGTGGCCGTGGTAAATGATGCCCGGTCAGGAGTTCTTTGCGGATTTCCAGCAATTTCTCTTTGTTGACTGCTGATGCCAGTATGTTGTTTCCAGCCACTGCCAGGACGTTTTTAATGATTGTCCGATAGGTATTAATGGAGGTGCCAGCAACCTCCGTTTCTTTCAGCGCCAGGAAGCGATCGGCCAGCTCTTTCAGAGTGAGATTCTGGGTAGCCTCCCCGAACTTGGAGAGATTTAATGAGTCCGGGAACTGCTCAGCGTAATTAAAATTACCGGTTTTAATTGCATAGCAGATAGATGTTCTCAGCTCTCCAGCTGTTTTTCTGTTTTTGGGGGTGTCAGGCACCCCCAGACTTTCACGCACTCTGAACCCCTTGTAGATAAACCAGATCCGCAGCGTTCCGCCATGGTTCTCCACTCCTGTTGGGTATTTCATAACGATTCCTCGTTGGCTAATGGTCAGAGTATTTAATCAGTTTTCTTTCGGTTTCGCAGAAGTCTTCCGGCTTGGTTTTGCTGGTCGTTGGCTGGCGATCCAGCGATCAATGGCCTTTATGTTGTAGAAGCAGGGGCTGTTATCAAATGGCTCCCCGTCAGCGGAAACATGCTTGTATTCGCGCCCCTCCAGAAAACTCTTCTTCCTGGCATTTTTTAAAGTGCCTTCTTTCAACCCCTTCAGTGCCATTATTTGCTCTTCCGAAACCCACTCGCCGGGGTCTGCGATGATGTAAGTTTTATTCATTGCTTGGTTCATAATCACACTCCCGGTTACGCCACCCGCTGGGCGCGCAGTTTCTTAATGTGCTCGCTCTGTTCCAGTTCGGCGCGTATCTGGTGCGCCTCTTCGCGAGAGAGCGGTTCAAAGTCATTCTGAAATCTGTCCATGCTTGCCGTGTTGATCCGACCATGGCACCAGTAGCGAATCGTCTTATCATCACTGCTATGAATCAGCACTGGCCATCCGTGGCAGTCGGCGTAAATCTGGCCGCGCTGTATCAGCTTGAACACACATCACCTCCGATGTTTTCCTCGAACTTCACTCTCTATGGTCATATCCAGCCGGCGCTCTGCCAGCTCGTTGGCCTGATCGATGAGTTCTGCGCTCATGCTGCACCACCTTGAACGCGCTTGAACTCGATAACCCAAACCCAGGGGTTGGCTTGCCAGTTTTCGGCGCCATAGATGGATTCCCACAGGCTTCTGAATGAGGACCGATACAGTTGATTCATTTCTACGTAGTGGGGCATGTCCTCGGTCCAAAATTGGAAAAACTCATCAATTGCCGCGTAATTCCTTGCGACTACTGTCTGGTCCCATACCTCGGTATGAACGCCCTCGCTTTGTGCGTCCTCTTCGCTGATAGCGTTCAGTCTCTCGACCCGTACGTCGGTGATTTCCAGCAGAATGCGGCAGGCCCAGCGCGGCATGTGAATAGATGGTCGCCAGCTGCAATGCAGTTCATCATCTGCATCGTAAAACTCTGGCGCTGGCACTCCATCAGCCTTGTAAACGCAGAATTCGGGCTTCTCAAACGGAGTGGGGTCTTTGCAATAGCTATCCATTAGGTCGTAGTCGAACAGCGGCCCCTGAAACGTCTCGCGTACCCAGATACGGTCGCCGACGGCGCCGAACGGGCATGGGTGCCAGAAGTCGCAAGCATGCTCTGCATCTTCGCTCCACGGCCATTTGCTACCGTCTTCGCGCTCACCAATTTCAGTGAACCGAGTCTGTTTCCATTTGATAGGCCGCCGGGTCTGCGTCTTCCGGCCGTCGAGCAGCGCCCGCACCATTTCCCCGTTAAAAATCATTCCATGTTCTTTCATGATTCCACTCCGTAGCGGCCTTGCATGCGGCCAATAACACTGACAAATTTGACTAAGCTGACGCCCATCGGCTTAACCTTCTCGTAGTGCTTGCGAAGGATGGGGGGGCATACAGCGTTCCACTTCGGTTTAGGCTTTACGCTCATCGCTTTGGTTATCTCTTCTGCGCAGCGACGAGCCTGGGCGCGGAGAGCATTTTCTTTTTCTTCAGGCGTCATGCAGCCTCCGTCTTCACAACGTCGATGGCGCAGCCAGGGATCAGCTCAACGGAAGCGGTGGCGCATTGGTTTCCCCAATGGCTCCAGCCTGGCGCTGCGCTGCGACTGAACAGCTCAATCCGCGGCACGTCGCCGTAGAGCAGTTCCAGGCGGTGCCGAACTTCCCACGGTTTCTCGCTGTGCGCTCCGAGCGGGCTGTAGACCACCTGCTTAATGCCGGCGTGCTTGCGCTCCAGCCCGGCGCCGCGGGTGGCGATCAGTACGTCTTCAGTATTGGCGCGGGTGTGGTTGCCACCGTTCATGCGTGTCTCGGCATTCAGCAGGTCGAGGAAGTCGTAAAAGTCGGCGACCTCTCCCTCTGCCAGAGCCTTGGTAATGCGCAGCTCGGCCAATTGATTCAGCTTCACCCAGGTGAAGCCCTTCATCGTGCGCACCGTAAAACCCCAGGCTTCGGCTAACTCGATCGCCTCCTGGTTGTGGGTGCCCGTGTACCACATTGCCAGCACCGCGTTTTCGGCAGCCAGTTCCCACACAGGCAGACGCTTCAGGTCGATGAGTCGCATCGTCGAGTAGTGGTCCACTGCGGCGCCGTTGCTGATTGTGTTCCCATAAGCCCATGGCGGATCGGCGTAAATCAGAGAGTATTTTCTGCTCATGCTTCACCGCCAGAATTTGGCTTCCATGTAAACTCAGGAGCGATAATCACATCCATGCAGGTTCCGCTATCGTTGTATTGTTCGAGCATTTCAAGAGTGTCAGCGTCAGTCTGGGTATCCCCGTAACTACCAACAATGCAGAGCAATTCAACAGGCGCCCCGAGGTTTTGCAGGGCAATAGTTAACTGCTTTGCTAATGCCATTTTCATCGCTTCGTTACTCATGCCACCACCTTCTTGCTGTTCATCAGCTCAGCCAGACGCTGAGCCTTTAATGGGTTTTTGATAACGTCGCCGCTTGGGGCGATCCATCCCCGGCGATTGATGGAATAGGGCAGAGTGGCACTGCCAACGGTGATACCGTCGTGGTGATGTTTCATTCTTCCCCCCGTGGGATTCGATAAATTTCCCCACCAATTAGCCCGTCACCCCATTTCTCTACAGAGAGGTAGGGGATCACCTGCTCAAGTTCAGGCGCTGAAATGAACACCTCGCGCATCTCAAGAGCCGGCGCCCATCCTTCGTAATAAGGATCGTGATAGTTGAGAGTTATTCCGGCTGTATGACCAAGAGCACCCTTTGCTGTCTGCCAGCGGTGAAACGCTGTGATGTTGTTACGCGCGTCCTTGCGCAGGATGGACAGGATTGATTCAGCTGTTACTTTCATGGCTGCCACCTGCACTTTCAGAGCTTCCTAACGCCTGCTTTATCTCCCTGCGCCGGATGCCAGTTACCTCATGGCATTTGCTTTGATGTTCGGAAAATCCGTCCAGAGCGAACCATGCTTCGCTGTATTTTTGAGTTATGACTTCCGGGTTGTTTTCACTCTCGATTTCCCGGCAGAACTCCGCGAGAATATCGTCAGCTTCCTCCATGGTTATCGACGGTTTTACTGGCTGAAACTGTTCGCTGTTTGTTTCTACCGCTGGCTTATACTGTTCACTGCTTGAAACCGCCGATGGAAGAGCCCATGCAGGCAGAGCAGGCGGCTTCCAGTAAAAAGCGCTTAACTCTTTAGTTCGTGCGTAAGTAAAACCTTCTGCTTTTTCGCCTGATATGGTTGCGAATCCTACGTCCAGATCGTAGAGATACCTGCCTATTCCCCACTGAACAGCAGCGCGCTTCATAGCGCTTGAGCGTCCGCCTTTTACAGCCTCAACCTGCGTGTTTTCGGATGCGTCCCACTTGGTGATCCACTCCCCATCGACCTTTATGGAAATTCCGCATTCGACGCCGCCATTGTTTGGGATATCGCGGTACTCATTACGCCAGCCAGCCTTTCCGCAAACCTCATCAAGGCGTTTCATGATTGCCCGGTTTGTGACATAGGCCAGGACCTTTGCCCAAATTGACGATCCGCTTTTCCCTGCCTGCTGAATACGCCACTCGATATCCTTATGCGGGAATGGGGCGTCAAGTAGCTCAAGATTCATTGAAAATTCCCCGCGAATTCATCCCAGCTGATAACCGGGTTCTGCCGTTCCGCAGAAAGGTTTACTGGTTCGTCATCGTCGAAATCACGTTCGCCGATCGCATCGCTCATCAGCTGAATGAATTCGTCGTCATTCCATTTTTCCGCCGCGCTCATGCTGCTTTCTCCCGATGAGTAATGACGTAGCCATGCTCCGCCAGACATTCGATCACCACGTCCCAATCCAGTTGCATGAGGACTTCACGACTGTTAACCGTCCCCGACAACACCACGTCTTCCAGCTCGACGGTTAACGTGTTATGCGGGCCTACAGATGTGCGCATGTCTGTGCATTCACATTTGATGTTCATAAGCACCTCAGTAACTGATACCGGTATGAGGAATGCGGCCGTCTTTAACCGCGGTGAGCACCTCGATAGCCTGATCCCGGGTAAGGCTGGTATTGGCCATCAGAGCTTTAACAACCTCTACACCTACGGCCTTGCGGTGCTTAACGTCGGCTTCGCGGCGTGCCTGCTCATCGGCTTTACGTTTCTCTTCAGCCAGACGGGCCTGTTCACGCTGCTCTGCCTCTCGGCGGATGCGGTCGGCTTCTTCCTGAGCCTTGCGGCGCTCAGCATCGATAGCGGCCTGTTTGTCAGCCTCTGCTTTCTGCTCAGCTGCAATTCGGTCTCGCTCTGCCCGTTGCTGCGCTTCAATGCGCTCACGCTCTGCGCGCTCTTTGGCTGCTCTTTCCTCAGCCTCGCGGCGCGCTGATGCTTCCATTTCCGCGCGGTGTTTCTCCTCCGCTTCACGTTTGGCTTTCTCTTCCGCCTGACGCTTAATCTCTTCTTCGCGGGCAATGCGCTGGCGTTCGGCTTCGGCTGCTTTATCTGCGCGTTCGCGGTCAATATCTTTATCCATCAGCAGGGCCATTTCGTGGTCCGCTTCGAACTTGGCCGCCAACTCCTGATCAAACTTGATGTTCATTTCCAGCGCTTCGGCGTGCATCGCGTTCATGGCTTCTTCGGCCTTAATGCGTTCCTGCTCGGCTTCCCATTCGGTCAGTGGCCGGCGCACTTCATCTTTCAGCGCATCGAGACGTTCGCGGACAACGCGGCGGCTTTCGTCAATCTGCTTTGGCAGAGCCTTCAGCTCAGCGACAAGGTCTTTACCTGCGTTGTCGATGTAAGTTTTAGAGCGCGCAACCTTGTGAGCCATGGATGCGATAGCGTCGCGGCCTTTTTTGGTGGTCACGTCAGGCACCAGACTGCGAGCCTCTTTTTCGATTAGTTCGATAAGTGGGTCGAGCTGGTCGTTATTGGTGAAAACCGCCATCGCGTTCTTTTTCTCGATGACGACTAAATCCGTTATTTCGCTCATGGTTTCCCCTGAAATTTGGTTGTAAGAATCCTCGGCGCGATGAAAGCCGCCTGATAGCTCAGTTAAATTCGTGCGCTGATATGCGCGGTTAATGCGTCCCGGCTGGTACCAGGTTCGGCTCGATATTGCGTGATGCGTATGGCCGGCGAATGTGGCGCAGATTGCCCTGCGGTTCATGCCAGTAGCTTCCGTCGCGATAGTCGAAGCTGACCAGCCAGGCGGCGCCGGTGCGGCGATTGCGCATCATCACGGCGCGTCCGTTGTTAGGAATTGAGTTAGCCATTGAACACCCCCGTAACGTGCAGAATTTTGATAATCGCCGCCGCCCAGATAACGCCGCAGACCAGCAGGCAGTAAATCAGTGAACGAATGCCTTGTTTGCTCATTTTCCACCCCAGCATGCGAAGCTAAAAAAAAGGACTGCAACCAAAAACGGAACGACCTTTAACCAAAAATTACGCCATGCAGGCTTGTCTTCTTCGCGGATCATCTCTTCACCTTTGCCTTATCGCGGCTAACGGGACGTTTTGACTTCACCCCGGCGTTGCCGGTGTTGTTTGGATGAGTTAATTTAAAACCATAGTTGTTTTGCAGTCAACAACAATAGTTGTTTAAATGGCTGGAATGGTTTTATTTGGTTGTTTTTATTGGTTATTTATTTTTGTAAAGCGTGCTGGTAAGCTCAAAAAAACGCCAAAGAGGGTAGCGCCATGTCGAATGAGGATGAGTTTTTCGCAGAGATGCACCCGCAGATTGCGCAGATTATCGGGATAGCGGTTATGCAACTGCTGGTTGAGAAGCGCGAGCCCTCAAGAGAGGCGCTGATAGAGATGATTCAGGTGTTGTGGCAGGGAGACCAGGCAGATCTGGCTGTGGAGCTGGCACTGGATGTGCTGATGCTGCGGAAAGAGTAGGGTAATATATTCAAAAAAAGCAGGAGGCCGCATGAGACCGCCAATCACAAAGGAAGAAGTCGAGTTACTGATGCAGGATATGGAGATGCTTGCAGAGCATAAGTTGGTAGGAATGGAGGCGTTCGAGGCGCTGAGATTGCTGGAGATGCGCAGACAGACCGGAAAGCTGGAGGCTATAAAGCGCTTGATATCTTTTGGGAAGGAGTAGCCTAAAAAAATCCCCTCTTTCGGGAGGGGGGATAAGAAGGTGGAAATCTATCTATGTTTAGAGCCACCATCATAGATCAAAGCTAATAAAAAGTAACCCGGCGCGGAGGCCGGGCTACTTATGCTGATTTGGCGATGCTTTCTGTTGGTTTTGGGGTGCGGGTTGTTGATTTTGTTGCTGCGCTGGCATCTGAATAATCAAGGGTGAGGGATTATCATCAGGCTTAGCTGGGGAGTCCTTAAATGAGGAGATAATCCCAGGCAAGGCGACAATCACAGCGATAATTACGCTAAAAATTGCCAGTCGCGTAGATATACCTGACTGGATTCCGCTAATGGCTGTGTTCAGGCCAGTTATCTGGCCCTGGATGCCATCAAACTTACCAGTTATTGCTTTCATTTCTCCATCTACACTATCCATTTTACCGTCAATTTTTGAAGAGATAGAGTTAATTGCGGAGGAGAGATTTGCGAACTGGACATTGGTGTTTTCTCTGGCCAAGGCCATGTCTGCTCGAATTGAAGAGGCTATTGATTCCATTTCCGCTTTATTGGCGGACAGCCTTGCTTCAAGTTCTTCTCTGCTAATCCTATCCACTTCTCGCTCCGGAGTATGCGACGTTATGAAGTGATCTTGCACCTTCTCTGAGGAATTATCAAATTCAGCATCGAAATCCGAGCCACCAATAACTTTCAGCCTCCTTAGGCTATTTGGTCTCGCGCTTTGATTCTCTTGATTTTTTGATTCTTTATCGTCACTCATAATTTATCAACAGTGAAAAATGACTCGTTTTTATGGAGCACGGTTTTTGTCGAATCGTTGGCGTGTAAGACGCCAGTCACACTATACAGCCCCTTACCAGGGAGGCGCATTTCGTTTAGAGTAATGACAACCTGTCCACTGGCACCCGTCACCATGTTGCTGTCTTTAGTATCAATGTTAACAGAAACAGATTCCTGAGTGCCGTCAGGAAGTTGAAACTCCTGCCCCTCTTTAATAAATAAATGAGCTGGTATAACAAACAGTCCGAGTTGATAGCGAGTATTTGGCTTCAAACCTACCATTCCCACCCGGAAATTTATCGAAAACTGAGTGGGGAAGTTCACGCACTCAAAATTAAGCTTTGGCTGTGTCTGGTCCTCACTATCTGAAAAAGGAGTTATAAACGATATTCTTTCTAGGTTAACTTGCATAATTCCTCCGGCCTAGCTACCCATGCTTCCTGTACGTCTGCAACACGCCGACGATCAACAAACACGTTTTCATTCACCAGGCGTCACATAGCCACCAAAGACAAACCAGGCCATAAATGCTACTGCGACGATGAATACGACCACAGGGAAAACTATCCCGATTTTCATAATCAATCCCTCATTTACCCATGCTTCCTGTACGTCTGCGGCATGCTGCCGATCACCTTGCCGAACACGAACACCCGGTTCATCTCGTCTTTTTCGATCGGGTCCCAGGCTGCATAGCTCTTGTTATCTGAGATAACCAGCAGCTTGTCCTTCATCTTCTGCAGGCGCTTGACGTGAGCAGTGTCGTCGTACAGGAAGGCGTATATCCCGTCGCCGTCGAAGCTCTTAACGCTGATGTCGACGAACAGCAGATCACCCGGCTCAATCGTCCCAGACATGCTGTCGCCCCGGACGTTGATGATCCGGATGTTCTCAGCCTTGCGCCCATCGAACATGTGGCGCGCTTCCGCTGGCGCATATTCAACGGAGTGGAGAATCTCCACGAACTCCTGATTCACAATGCCCGGGCCAGCACTGACGGCCAGATCCAAAATGTCGACCCTGAACACATCATGATTCATATGTGATGGCTTCTTATCATCTTCACCATCATCTCTCATGGCGCCAGTTCCCGAAGAAAGCCACTCAGGCCTCACCCTTAAAGCCTTGGCTATATCGAGCAATTTTGTGGTCTGAGCAGCCCTTCCAGTTTCAATCTTCTGGATCGCAGCCTGACTAACCCCAACAGCATCTCCCAGAGTCTTCTGGGTCATGTCGGCAGCCTTTCTGGCTTCTCTTAATCGTTCTGCAAGTGTCGTTTTCATCTTCTCAATTTACAACCATGGTTTTATAGCGGCAAGCGAAAATGGTTGTTGACTAAATACAACTAAGGTTTTATTCTTTGTTTGTATTTACTACGGAGGTTGTCATGAACCCAACCATTAAAACCGCAATTAATATTGTCGGCTCTCAGAAAAAGCTTGGTGAAGCCTGCGATGTTTCTCAGCAGGCGGTTTACAAGTGGCTCCACAACAAGGCAAAGGTTTCGCCTGAACATGTAAACAGCATCGTAAATGCAACTAATGGGGAGGTTCAGGCGCATCAAATTAGACCAGACCTTCCAAAGCTGTTCCCTTCTCCGAAGGGCGTTCCGGCCGCCTAACCAGCGGCCCTTCAAACACCACCAGAGGAAGTATCACAAATGGAGAGTTCAACGACACGCAACAAAGTGGAGGCTCGCAGGATAGAAAGCTGGTTACACAGCCAGATAGCTGAACTGGGAACCACAACTATCGCCAAAGTGGCCGGAGTGAATAAGTCGACGGTGAGTCGCTGGCGGGAAAGCCTACTGCCGAACATGTCGCTGCTGCTGGCCATCCTGATTTCTAACAGGCCGGGAGAGAAAGGTGATTTTGAAGCATGAGTGGGAACAGAAAGGCGAAAGCCGCAGTGCGGTAACACTAACGGCTTTCAGGTGCAAAAACGAAGAGGTAATTGCGAGGTAATTATGCCTGGTAAATCTGTAAGAGTAAACAATCCGGAGGTAGCACGTGAGCATGTCACTTATGGCGAAAGCAATGGGGGTCAAAGTGGGAAACTCACTGCGTAAGCTCGTTCTTATCAAGCTGGCCGACAACGCCAATGACAAGGGCGAATGCTGGCCTTCTTATCAACACATTGCCGATCAGTGCGAATGCAGCAAATCCGCTGTTCGCAACCATATTGATGCGCTTGAGGATATGGGGCTGCTCAAGCGTGAAAATCGCGTTGGGGTCAACAACGGGAAAGGTAATACATCCAACGTGTATTATCTGAACCTTGATGCCACCCCTATGCCACCAAAAAGCACAGGGGTATGCCATGAAATAGCACCCCCTATGCCATCTGATGGCACACCCCCTATGCCACCAGATGGCACCAGAACCAGTCACTCTTTTGAACCAGTCACTGAACCAGACTCTCTCTCTGCGCGAGGGCAGTTTATCAGCGAGGCTGCAAAGCGACGGATCGGGATTTCACCCAACGGGGAGATACCTTTCCCTCCTGCCTTCAAGCCATCGGCAGATCACATTGCGATTGCCTCGGGGAAAGGGATCAACATTGAAACCGAGTTGCTGAACTTTCGTGATTATCACCAGGCACGCGGCACAAAGCTGATCGACTGGAACTCGGCATTCCGGGTATGGCTCAGGAACGCGAGAGTTAATCCGCTTTCCGGGCGCCAGAGAAGCGAACCTGATTCCCCACACTGGAACAGCCCTGAAGGCTGGAAGGACTTCATATGACCGCACAGCTTATGACCGCGATCAGCAATCGCGATGGTGATGCGCTGGCCAGAATGGCTGCAGGGCGTACGGAGCCACAGCGGCTTCTCGATTTCGAAGCTGAAAGGCTGGTTGACTCTCTGTTCCGTCAGCTGAAGCAGATCTTCCCGGCATCTACCCAGACTAACCTGCGGACCGACGCCGAAGAGAAGACAGCGAAGCGCCAGTGGATTGCCGCTTTTGCCGAAAACGGAATCCGCACCCGCGAACAGCTATCCGCCGGCGTGCGCCATGCGAGAGCCAGTGAGTCGCCGTTCTGGCCATCGCCGGGGCAGTTCATCAAGTGGTGCAAGGACAGCGGCACTGTGCTCGGCGTGACTCTTGTCGACGTGATGAACGAGTTCCACCGCTACAGCCGTGAGAAGGGGCTGCATACCGGCGGTGCTGAGCGCTTCCCGTGGTCTCACCCTGTTATGTACTGAACCGCCCCGGTTTTTTTGGAGAGTGTTTAGTCCGGAAGCTCAGGCTGCCAGATCATTATTTGTACTGGTAGCATAATAAGCTTTTTCGGCTTCTACCGGCGGTATGTGTCCTAGCCGTTCCAGTAACCTTCGATTGTTGAACCAGTCCACCCACGCCAGTGTCGCAAGCTCCACTTCCGTGTGGTTTTTCCAGCTTTTACGGTGGATCACTTCCGCTTTGTAAAGGCCATTGATACTCTCGGCCAGGGCATTATCGTAAGAGTCGCCTGTACTGCCTGTCGACGCCAACAGCTCCGCCTCCTGCAGCCGCTGGGTGTACGCCAGTGACACGTATTGGGAGCCCTTGTCCGAGTGATGGATTGTACCTGAGGGGCGACGTGCCCACAGAGCTTGTTCCAGAGCATCCAGCACGAACCTTGCTTCCATCGACGATGAGACCCGCCAGCCAACGATCGTGCCTGCGAACACATCGATGATGAACGCCACATAGGCGAAGCCATGCCAGGTGCTAACGTACGTAAAATCTGCACACCAAAGCTGATTGGGACGTTCTGCCACAAACTGGCGGTTTACCAGATCCGCTGCTGCCGCTGTTTTACGACCGATCGTGGTCTTGATGACTTTGCCACGGAGTACGCCCCGAAGACCTATTATTTTCATCAGGCGTTCAACAGTACACCGGGCGACGCTAAAGCCCTCGCGGAGCAACTGACGCCAGACTTTTCGTGCCCCATAGACACTGTAATTTTCTCCGTAAACGCGTTTTATCTCCTGGATGATTTGAGCATCGCACTTTTCTCGTTGGCTACATTTCTCAGGATGTAGCTGGCGTTGCTGATGCCAGTAATATGTCGACGGGGCAATATCCAGTTCGCGACATACCGGCCCGACCCCGTGTGTACCACTCAGACGCTGCATAAGTGGCATTATTTTTTCCAGTGGCGGTCGAGCTCCGCCTGAGCAAAATAAGCTGAGGCCTGGCGCAATATATCATTGCTGCGGCGTAGCTCCCGATTTTCACGCTCCAGTTCTTTTAAACGCTGGCGCTCATTGGTGCTCAGTCCACCATCATCAGTGCTGACGGGGCTGACACCACCACGGACATCATTTTTATGCTGACGCAACCAGACTCGTAGGGTGTCGTAATGGCACCCGATTTTTGACGATATGGCACGAATGGCATCCGGCTCAGAGTCATACTCATCACGGTGTTCCAACAACATTCTGACAGCGCGCTCACGCAGTTCAGGGGGATAGCGTTTGGCGGATTGTGATTTCATTTTGGGTCTCCTTTCACTGAGAGTTTAGTCTCCAAGAAACCCGGTACGGTTCAGTACTGGGTTGTTACCGATACCCGGCGAGCAATGTACCAGCGCCAGCTCAGCGAGGCAGAAACCGAGAAATATGCCGCTAAAAAACTGGAAGACTGGGCGCTGAAAGTCGCCGCCGGAGAAAAAATACCGTCGCCGGTACTGGCTCTGGAGAACAACCAGGAAGTGATCCCCACAAATCACGCCAGCAGGCAGCAGGGTTTTCACCCGGAAGGTAAAAGCTTCGGCTGCATGCCTGGCGCTGCATCACTCGGCGCGCTAACCCCGGCTCAGTGGCTGCGGGACGAATACCTGATTGGCAAAGAAAAAGGGCTGATTCAATGAAACGTATATCCGGTACTCAAATCGTCATCAATTTTATCGGCAGCAATCCTGGTTGCACTTTTTCAGAGATACGCACCGGAACAGGCTTGCATTCTTCTGTCGTGAACTCTGCCATTTGGGCAACGTTTAACGATGGCCGGGTTTTGCGAGCAGGTGAGCGCAAAGGCTATCGCTACACCCTTGCTGAGCAGACAACCGTAACCGAAAGCACGTCGGCTGATTTTCAGTTTAGCAATCATCATTGCGGCGCCAACAAGCTGACCAACCTTTTTAACCAGTGCCTGGCGGGAGTAAGAAAATGAACATCTCAACAGTAAACGAGCTCATTCAGTCGCTGGAGAGTGCGGGCGAGCTGTCAATCAAAGAGCAGAAGTATCTGGACATTATGCGCTGGGCGGTGGGTGTTGCTGGCGAGCGTGATGCGGCGCTTAATGCAGAGCGTGTATGGGAAAAGACCATGATGGAAGCTTGCGGCGAGGATGGCCCTGCGTCGGTAGCCAGCGAAATTCGAGCGCTGCAGGTTCTCCGGGATACGAGAATTCAGGCGCTTAATTCTCAGGTTGAGCAGCTGGCTGCGGAGAATGCACGATATTCGATGTCTGCAGGTCATGCCGACCAGAGGATGGCTGAATCTCGCGCTGTGCGCTCTGCTCTCGGCTTTAAGCCAGATGCAGACGATGTTTCCCCATCCGATCTGGTGGAGGCAATAAACCAAATCGTGGCGGAGTTATGCGTCATTCGTACTGCTCACCCTCAACCTCTTGGACCAGCAATGGACGCTGCGATCGATGCATTTAATGCGGAGGAAATGCCAGAGACTGGGATGCTAAACTCTTACTTCATCCTCCGTGAAAGCATCCGCATCAAAACCCCCTCCACCGATCGCATCGTAGCCGGGATTAAGGCTGATGGGGTGAAGGAGTTTTCCGCGCATCTTGTGTCAATGGAATGTCATCTAGAGGCCGAGTGGGCGAAGTCTTTCGTTTTGGAGGTGTTAAATGTCAAAGGTCGCTGATTTTGTGAAACGCATGGAGAAGCAAGGTCGCCAGTTTGAAGTTAACGGTAACTTTGTTGTTATCTCGCCGACCAATGGACTTGCAATGTCCGACCTGATGGAGATGCAAAACCTAAATAAAAAAGGCGAACTTGCGGATTATATTTCCAAGCAGCTGCGCGAGGGGGCCAAATGAGCATCATCGACGATTCACATCTGACCGATGAGGTTGTTAACAGCGCCTTTGAAGGCACAAACTTCGGGCGGGATGATTTCCGTACCATCCTGGCTGAGACAGTGCTTAAGCGTGCCTCAGGCTATCACTCTGGCTGGACGGCGACAACCATCTGCACTCGCCTCAAGCTGCTGGGCAAGCAGGAGCGGCCAACAAAGTTAGGCCTGACGTTCGCCTTTCACCACTACTACCGCCAGAGCGTCCGCGATGCGCTGATGCCAAAGCAGGAGCCTTCAGCATGAACAAATTTACAGCATTGCCAGTCGAGCGCGACCAATACGGTTACTGGACTCATCAGCTATACGATGAATTTTGCGATGGCCGGGAGTTTATTTCATCTGATGAGTTCAATACCTGGCTTGATAAAAACGGACTCGCATGGAAGGTGGTTTACCGTGATGAAGATGACGTAGACCCGAATATCGATGGTTACGACATCTCTCAATGGCAACCGGAACCGCCTGCCGGTGAGGGCTGGTTTGTAGGCTCCATTCACGACACTGAAGATGGTGCGGTATGCATCTGGTTGCGTAGCGCTGAAGGCGGTGCCGAATGACTGATATCACCGAACTGGCGCAGAGAGTCGAACGCATAATTTCAGATATGAGACTGAAACACGGCGATAAAGATACGTATGCGCCAGTCATGAAATGGGATGAATTCCTCGCGCTGGTAGAGGCGCTGGAGAAGGCGCAGACAAAATCGGTTGAGCAGGGGCGTACTTCCTGTGAGTTGTTCGACGAGGTTACTACTCTGCGCCAGCGCATCGCCGAGCTGGAGCAGCAAAACAGTATCGCGAATGAAAAGGTTACTGAGCTGTCTCGCCTGGTACAGCACAATATTTCGCGGGCCGAGGACGCTGAACGCAGAGCGGAGAGGATTTCAAAATCATCGTCACTTTCACATCCCGGATTGCTTCATGCAACCAACGAGCTTGTGCTCATATTTAGCCACGCCTTAGCGGACAAGCTGTATGCAGCCCAGGAAAAATATAATCATGGGACAAGCTGGCGTAATAACGACTGGCAAGAAGCCTGTCAGCGAGATTTCCAGAAACATATAGCCAAAGGAGACCCCAGGGATGTAGCGGCATATTGCGCCTTCATGTGGTGGCACGGCTGGAGCACTAAGCCTGCTGAAGGCCTGGAATCCCGCACCGTCACCGTGAAGCTGCCGGACTACCGGAACACTTACAAAGGCCCCTTCGCTGATGAAGTTGAGCATCAAGTGCGCTTGGCGCTTGAGTTGTTCTCGTCTGCCGCTGGCATCAAGGTTGAGGTTGAGTGATGGCGCTGACCAAAAAACAGCGCGCAGAGCTACGCATGAAGTTTGGCGGGCGTTGCGCTTACTGCGGCTGTGAGCTTGGCGATAAATGGCACGCTGACCACGTCGAGGCGGTGCGAAGAAATATCAGTAACGGCTACGCAATGGACAGACCAGAAAACGATACGGTCAACAATATGGTTCCGGCATGCATCCCCTGCAACCTGTTCAAAATGTGCAGCACCGTTGAGGATTTTCGCAATCGCATTGCAACTCAGGTTGATGTGACTCGCAGGGCATCAAGAAGCTACCGCACAGCTGAATCATTCGGCCTGGTTCAACCAACTAACGCGCCGGTAGTGTTCTGGTTTGAAAAATATCAGGCAGAAGGAGTCAACAAATGACCAAATCGACCATAACCAGAGAGCAGGTTATCGCACTCATTGCAGGGCACTCTTACGATAGCGCGTTAGTTGATGCTTTTGAACATCTGCTGGCCGCAATGGACAGCGAGCTGGTGGCGTACATGTACGATGGTGAAGATGGAAGGGAGTACAACGGGCATAACGAATTTTCCGGTGGCGGGAAAGGTATCCCGCTCTATCTCCACGCGCAGCCAGAGCCGGTAGTGCCGGAGGAAATGAACTTTTCCGCCGCCTGCAACTTTGTGCAAATTAACGGGATGGCGAAGGAGGACCGAGTAACTCTCGCAATGAGAGTATGGAACGCCTGCCGCGCCGCCATGCTGCAGGGTGCCGAAAATGCCGAGTCGCGCTGCGGCAACTCTCCGGTAATTCCAGAGGGGTACGTGATGGTGCCGAAGGAGCCTACAAAAGAGATGATTGATGCCGGGTGGCTGCACTTCATGGGCACCAAGAACCCCTCATCAAAAGGCACGTACAAAGCCATGCTCGCAGCCGCCCCGCAGGAGGTGAAAGGTGAATAAGGCCGAATTGATTCAGAAGATATCGGCGCTCGCCACTGAATGCCACACGTTGGCCTGTGAGCTTGATATTGGTGTTGAGCGAACCGAAATGTTCGAAATCTACGGCGTGCTGCACAACCTCGGTCGCCGCGGGTACGCCAGCCAGGTCGGGCAGCGAATGAATCCTCTGCTCACATCCTGCGATGACGACGACGATGATGATTGGGACGAGGATGACGACTGATGCCTAAATCCCCCGCAGAACGCAAATCCTCCAGTTAAAATCAAACCCCTCTCCGGAGGGGTTTTTCTCGTATATGCTCATTTTGCTTTTATCCCCGGGAAGGGCGATAATTACCTGGTCAGTCTGGACAACTGACAACTTTACCCCGGCGCCAAGTGGGGACACATGGCGCACAAAACCTTAAAGCAATTCCTGTCACCGATGGCACACGCCACTGGCGATTTTCTGCATTCAGCGTTTGACCTCTTTGGAGGTGAAGCGTGAACATCCCTCAATGCGGCATTAAGCTGCACAGCGGCAATTTCAACGCTATAGGCCAGATTCTTCAGGAGCATCTCTCTGAAGGCAAATGTCTGCGTCTGCAGGTCAAAGAGTGGCGCGAAAAACGCAGCCTGAGCCAGAACGCACTCAGTCACATGTGGTACACGGAAATCAGCGAATATCTGATTAACTCCGGACGTACCGACGCAACTCCTGAGTGGGTTAAGCGGAACCTAAAAAAGACCTACCTCGGCTGCGAAGAGGTGACATACACCGACTTCATCACCGGTGAGAAAACCACAACGTGGGAACCCCGGCACACCTCCGATCTTGATACCGGAGAGATGCATATCTTCCTGTGCAAGGTCGAAGCATGGTGCGCTCAGTTTGGCCTGGCGCTGACTATCCCAAGCGGTTGCGAGTACCAGCAGCTGCGCGATAAGCAGGAGGCCTGATGCCCACTCCTCTTTCCCGCATCATCAGCAATGAAATATTCCGCGTTCCGGCGCGCCGCAAACGTAAGCCATCGGTTAAACCGTCTGATATCCCGACACTGAAAGACTATACCGCCCGTCTGGTCGATAAGAAGTGGCTACGCCTGAGGGCAAGGAGGCCACATGCGTAAACCAGCTCGTCGTAAATGCGCCCACTGCCGCGAATGGTTCCATCCTACCCGGGAAGGGCAGGTGGTATGCAGTTTTGAATGCGCCAGCGCGATCGGCAAAAAACAGACAGCAAAAGCCCGGGAAGCGGCGAAAGCCAGGGCTGTGAAGCGCCTGCGCGAATCCGAGAAAGAGGGGCGCCAGCGTCGCCGAGCTAAGCGTGAGTCATTCAAGACAAAGGCCCAGTGGGATAAAGAGGCTCAGTCTGCCTTTAACCGGTACATTCGCATTCGTGACGAAGGTAAGTCCTGCGTCAGCTGCGGAAGCCCGCTTATCGGCAAGAGCAACTACCTGACCGGCAGCGCTATTGACGCCAGTCATTACCGTTCCCGGGGCGCAGCGTCGCACCTGAAATTCAACGTCTTCAACGTCCACTCCGCCTGCACCCGCTGCAACCGGCAGTTAAGCGGAAATGCCGTTGAATACCGCATTCACCTGATTGAGCGCATTGGCCTGGATCGCGTAGAGCGCCTTGAGGCTGATAACGAGCCGCGCCGGTTCGATATTCCCTACCTGCAGCGCATCAAATCCATATTCACCCGCAGAGCCCGCGCGTTGGAGAAGCGCCGCGCCCGCCATCAGGAGGCCGCATGAGCCGTGACGTTATCGAACGCATCCGCGACCGCTGGCAAAAGCTCCGCCTCTGCCGGCACCGCGGCACCGTACTGGTTGACTACCGCATACTGAGAAATTTCGTTCGCATCTATCAGACCCCGGGAGAGACAGCATGACAGCTCAATACTTGGAATTTGTTCGCCAGCAGCTGATAGTGGCCACCGCCGATCTGAGCGGCGCGACGAAAGGGCAACTGGTAGCCTTTGCAGAAAACGCGCAATTCACCGCTACGGCGCGCAGCCGGGGAAGGAAGAAAGTTTATAGCGAGGTCAAACAACGCATGGTTAATCCGGATGGGCCGCCGATGAGCGGCAATCAGTCACGCGCTAAGGGTTCATCGATCGCTCTCGTTCTGCCCGTTGAGTATTCGACGGCAAGCTGGCGCCGGGCTCTGCTGTCGCTGGAAGAGCATCAGAAAGCGTGGCTGCTCTGGAACTACAGCGACAATATCCGCTGGGAGCACCAGGAGACGATCACTCGTTGGGCGTGGGAGCAATTCAGCCAGCAGTTGGCCGGCGTGCGCATTGCAAAGAAAACAGTTGATCGCCTGCGGCAGCTTATCTGGCTGGCAGCGCAGGACGTCAAAGCCGAACTGGCAGGCCGGGAGACTTATGAATACCAAAAGCTTGCTTCCCTGGTCGGCGTGACCCCGAAGAACTGGTCAGAAACGTTTACGGAGCGGTGGGAGGAGATGAAAACCACCTTGCGGCGCCTTGATAGCGATGCCCTGTTGCAGGTTACGCGATCACGTTCACAACAAAAGGCGACAAATTTAGATGTAAGTCTTGCAAAACTGGATTGAAACGCATATATTTCATGTAAATCTGATATCGTCGCCATAGCTTCGATTGTCGACACACAAAGAATTCAAGCCCGAGGTTAACGCCTTGGGCTTTTTGCTTTCCGGCGACACGACAGGGGTATTCGCGAGATGCATTGCATCAGTACCCCTGTCACATCGTCGTAGAGCATTGAAACGAGTTTCATCAGATGTTAAATTTTTGGTGTGGTGAATCCCCCTATGCGGAGGGGCATTGCCAGTCTGATATGTTTTTTTGCGCATTGCGAGTCGTCTGTGGACTGGCGGCGACTTACCGGGAGGCACCCGGCACCACACCTAATAAAAAATGATGATAGCTGTAAGGCCCACTTCGGTGGGCTTTTTCTTTGGGCAAAAAAAAGCCCGCATGGTTTCATGCAGGCAAGGCAGTTACATTTAGATTTTGTCCCGGTATATGTTTTTTTGTCCGGAAGTCGAAAGATACTGTCTCGAATACATTTTGTAAATAACGGATTCAAATCACAAGGCCATGCATTTGCATGGCTTTTTTATTATCAGGTCCCGCAGGAATCATCATCGACATGCTTCGTTGTTAAATCCAGCCTGACGGGCCTGACCCTTTTCAAACACACAGCTTCCCGATCTTTAATCGGAGGCGGTAACTATGGCTAAACGTATGCAAGACAAAGAGAGCATTGCCGGGATGTCCTGGCTGGTTCTGCTGATGATTGCTTGCTGGGGTGGACTTGTCCGCTACCTGATAGATGTGAAGCAGAGCAAGGCAACATGGAGCTTGATCAATGCTCTTGCCCAAATGGTGGTTTCAGGGTTTACCGGCGTTATTGCTGGTCTGGTGAGCATTGAAAGCGGATTGAGCATTTACATGATACTGGCCACTTCCGGAATTAGCGGGGCAATGGGTTCTGTTGCTTTGACCTATTTCTGGGAGCGCATTACCGGAGTTAAGGCGCCATGACAGCAGATCAGATTATTGAGGGCATCCTCGGTAAAGAAGGGGGTTACGTAAATAACCCGAATGATAAAGGCGGCCCAACGCGCTGGGGTATCACGCAGACTACCGCCCGCGCATATGGCTATAGCGGCGATATGAAGGCGTTACCACGGGATACAGCCAAAGCAATTTATCTGTCGCAATACTGGACAGAACCGAAGTTTGACTGCATCGCCGAGTTGTCGCCAGCCATTGCGCAGGAGTTATGTGATACAGGCGTGAACATGGGGCCGCGTGTCGCCAGTACATTCCTGCAGCGCTGGTTAACGGCGTTGAATATGCAGGGCAAGCTATATCCGGATCTGAAGACGGACGGCGCGATCGGCAATATCACCATCGCCGCCCTGAAAAGTTACCTGGCAGTTCGCGGCAAAGATGGCGAAACCACATTACTGAAAGCGCTGAATTGCAGCCAGGGTGCTCGCTATCTGGAGCTAGCCGAAGCGAGGCCAGCAAACGAGGCGTTCCTGTACGGCTGGGTTAAAGAGCGGGTGAGCCTATGAAGATGATTATTTTCGCTCTGCTGGCGCTGGTGGCCTTGCTCGTTCTGTTGTTACTGCGCAAATATACCCGGCTGGAGTTCGTTGGGCATGCCCCATTGCTGCTTAAAACATGGTCTGTCCGCCTGGGCGCTGCCGGCGCGTTGGTCGGTGTATGGGCTCAATCATTCCCGGATGCTGCTCTTCATGCCTGGGCAATGCTGCCGCCGGATATCAAAGGTATTCTGCCGCCCAACGTTGTGGCGATGATTAGCCCCGCACTGGTAGTTCTCGCCATCCTTTCTCAGTACGTCAGACAGCCAAAGCTGAAAGAAAAAGCCGATGAGCAGCAGGAGCCGCAATGAGCCTTGAATTTATCAGTGGACTGGTGGTCGTCCTGCTTGGCTTAATCGCTGGCGCATTCGGCATTGGCCATGCACGTGGAACCAGTAAAGCAGAGTCCAAAGCCAATCAGCAGCGTATCGAAGCGAACACCGCCGCCAGCGTTGCCGCAGCAGAACGGAAAGAGAAAGCCACCAGAGAGGCCAGCAATGTACAGCAGACTGTTAGCCATATGCCTGATGACGATGTTGATCGCGAGCTGCGCGAACAATTTACCCGCCCCGGTGGTAGTTGATACCGCGTGCAGCTGGGTGCGGATCATCTACCTGACTGACCACGATATAGACGTGATGGATAAACAGACGAAGCGCGACATTCTGGCGCACAACAAATCAGTGCAGGCGAACTGTCTGACGAAACCTACTAATAATAGGTAAATTCATGCTTGCTGATTGGCGGTTAACACGCTAGTTGTTCGTGATAAAATTCCTGGGGTGATGTTTTCTTAAAGGAATTCGTGATATGGACGTGCTAATTGACAGTGCCCTCGAAGGCTATTTTTTTCTCTTACTCGATATGTGGCCAGTTTTGATTGTTGCTTTCGCAGGGTTGGCCATCTCATTTTATGGCGTTTTAATGCGTAGAACTGCGGTCACCTTCATTCTACTTGCAGCGATAATAGGAACTGCAGGTTCGATTTATGCTTAATTCAGACTGCAGACAATATGCACCAAGTCAACTGCCAGAAAGGTAAGTGACATTAGTCAAAGTTAAATGAGATTCGTCTTAATTGCCTTAGTGCCTGGGCGTAGATTGAAGATGCTGCAATCAGCAGCATCACTCTGGGATATAACAATGGGACAGTATTATTACGTTAATAAAAATGCGCAGTTTAATGGCGATCACGAAGTACATGTGAGTTCATGCACTCGGTTGCCAGAAGAGAAAAACAGGCTGTATCTGGGGATTTTTGAAACTTGCTCTCCGGCAGTGAGAGAAGCCAAGAAAACCTACTCGCAATCAAATGGCTGTTATTACTGCTGTTATGCGTGTCATACGTCCTGACAACTAGCATGAATCAAACCAAGGTCGCCAGTGGCGGCCTTTTTTATTACCAGAAGCAGGAGAAGAAGCATGTTAACAGTAAAAGTGATGTCGCCTGGTGGCGGTGAAGAAATTCATTGTGGACTGAGCGTTGGCTTCAACCCCAACCAGCAGAGTATTGCCGTATCGGGAATGGACCAGAACGTATTCCTGAAGCAGGGAGAAGTGGCCTACGTGATGAACGCAAACGGCAAGACCATTTCACGTTACGAACACCTGGAACGACAGTAGGCATTACAGAAGCTCTTCAGCGAAGGGCTTCGATAATGCTTACCCGACAAGAAGCATAGATCTGGTGTCGACCAAAGAGGTGATCCACATCTTGACGGCTCGCAAAGACGAGAAGTGACTGAGCAACTCTGAGAAGAAGTGGCAATGTCGCGTTTATAAACTTCTGCAAATGGTGCCGGTAAAGTGCCATTGACAGAGTTTTATGTAAGTTTCATGAGTTACCGGTTAAACAATTCCCCGGTAAGTATCCGAACAACCCAGAGGAATGTTCTGTATGGCTGAAGTTGAAGACCGCCGACCATTCCCTCCCGTCAACTTCATTGGCGAAAACTGGCTACCGTATACGCGGATTATCCCGGCTACTGAAATCGGAGAGTGGGTAAATCAGCACATACTCTCTGATGAAGGCCGGCTCCATAATCCTGACCACGAACACCTCGCTAATGCACTCGCTGACGCTGATATCTCGTTTATGTGGGCGTCAGGTGCATTCACCAAAAGTGGCCGCATTGTGCTTGGTCAGTGTGAGCAGGTAATGATGCGCGCCGGCGGCTGGCAGAAGTCTCGCATGGAACAGCAGATGCATGAATGGTTCGCCCGCATACCGAAGTTCATCATAACCCTGGCTGCCGACTACTGCGAGCAATGCAACGACGTCGAATTCTGCGCACTGGTTGAGCATGAGCTTTACCACATCGCACAGGCAACCGATGACTTTGGCGCGCCGAAGTTCAACAAAGAGACCGGGATGCCGGTTCTGAAGCTTCGCGGCCATGACGTCGAAGAGTTCGTTGGTGTGGTCCGGCGTTACGGCGCCAGCAAAGACGTGCAGGAAATGGTAGATGCGGCGAACAGGCCAGCGGAGGTTGCTCATATCGATGTTGCCAGGGCTTGCGGGACGTGCATGCTGAAACTGGCTTAATAATTGGACTGTACTGGACGGATGGTGAAACATGGCTGCACTAAAACCAGAAGTGAAAGCCTACATCATTCAGATGCTTGCGTGCTATGACACACCCTCACAGGTGGTCGATGCTGTCCAGAAAGACTTTGGTATCGCCATCACCCGGCAGCAGGTCGAAACTCACGACCCGACAAAGGTCAGCGGTAAGACTCTCGCCAAAAAATGGGTCGACATGTTCAACGCCACCCGCGACCGCTTCCTCAATGAAATTTCCGACATCCCAATCGCCAATAAGGCCTACCGTTTGCGCGTCCTGCAGCGAATGTCGACGAATGCCGAGAACATGAAGAACATCGGCATGACCGCGCAGCTGCTGGAGCAGGCGGCGAAAGAGGTCGGCGAAGCATATACCAACAGGCAGAAAGTGGAGCACACCGGCGCAAATGGTGGCCCGATAGAATCGACCACCCTGACGAAGGACGAATACAAGAAAGCTCGACAGGAGATGCTGGAGGATGACGACTGTTGAGCAGCGGAACTTTGCCCGCAAGATAGAGTGTGAAGAGGACGGGCTCTACTACTCCCGCTATTTCTTTAAGCAGCGTACCGGCGGCAAGATGATCATCGCGCCGCACCACCTGGCGATACAGCGCGCGCTCGACCAGGTTATTAGTGGCGAGATTACGCGGCTGGTTATCAACGTTCCGCCAGGCTACACCAAGACGGAGCTGGCAACCATCAACATGATGGGCCGGGGGTTAGCGCTGAATAAGCGCGCCCGTTTCATGCACCTGTCCTACTCGCACAATCTGGCACTTCTGAACTCGTCAACTGCTCGCGGTATGATTAAGTCAAAGCTCTATCAGGCAATGTGGCCGATGGAGTTGCGCGACGATGCCGACAGTAAGGCGATGTGGTGGAACGAGCACGGCGGCGGAGTTTATGCGTCGTCTGCCGCAGGGCAGGTTACAGGATTTCGAGCCGGACATATGGAGCCGGGATGGCAGGGCGCGCTGATCATTGATGACCCCGTTAAACCTGACGATGCTTATTCAGATATCGTTCGTAACGGAGTCAACAACCGCTTTAACGAGACAATCAAATCACGACTGGCGATCGAAACTACGCCGATAATCGTGATTATGCAGCGTATCCACTACCACGATCTGAGCGGCTATCTGTTGCGTGGAGGGAGTGGCGAAAAATGGCATCACCTGAATCTGCCGGTGATTATCGACAATAGCCAGCCATACGCTGCACAGTACCCAGAAAACACCCACGCTATACCGATTGACCACGGGCTGCCCGATGGCTGGCTATGGCCGTTTAAGCATAACGAATCGCACCGCGTATCTCTGTTCTCTCACAGACGCACTGCCGAAGCGCAGTATATGCAGAAGCCACGCAGGTTTAATGCTGAAGGAGCCCTGTGGACAGAGGTGATGATCAGCGCGGCTCGCGATCTGCAAATTCATCACGATAAGGTTCGAACAGTTGTCGCCATTGACCCACAGGCAACTAATAGCGACGAAAGCGATGAAACTGGGATTGTTGTTGCCAGTTCATATGGTGCCGGTGACAAAAAACAGTTCTCTGTGGATGGAGATTACAGCGGCAAATATTCACCTGCTGGGTGGGCCAAGAAAGCCATATCGGCTTATGAGCAGCACGAAGCTGACGCGATAGTCATTGAAACGAACCAGGGCGGCGATATGGCGGAGGAGACGCTCCGCAACGCCGGGTTTAAAGGTCGCATCATCCGTGTCCATGCCAGTAAAGGGAAATATGCTCGAGCTGAACCAATCTCTGCGCTATACGAACAGGGGCGCGTGGCAAATCACGGCAATCTCTACGTGTTGGAGAACCAGTTGATGGAATACATCCCCGCCACCGCGAAGAAATCACCTGACCGCCTCGACGCGATGGTTTACGCACTGACTGAACTGAATGGATCGCAGCCTATGGGGATGATGATTCCGAAACGTCTTCGCTAACCAACGGACAAACCATGACTGACAAATTAACTCTCGCCGTCAACCATGCGTTGAACGATGCGCTGATGGCGCGTGCCCGTATGGGGATGCTGAACCCCACGATGGGGCTTGATAATAAACGCGGCTCTGCGTGGTGTGAATATGGCTTTCCCGAGCAGATCACTTACGACAATCTCTATTCCCTGTACCGGCGCGGTGGTATCGCTCATGGTGCGGTAGAAAAGCTCGTCGGTAAATGCTGGCAGACTAACCCGGAAATTATCGAGGGCGACGACGCCGACGAAACCGAAGATGAAACCGCATGGGAAAGGAAGGCGAAACAGGTATTCACTAACCGGTTCTGGCGCTCGTTTGCTGAGGCAGATCGCCGCCGTTTGGTAGGCAAGTATGCCGGCATTCTGCTGCACGTTCGCGACAACCAGGACTGGAATCTACCGGTAACAAGAGGGCGCGGGCTTGAGAAAATAACCGTTGCCTGGGCTGGCTCTCTCACCGTGGGCGAATGGGATACCGGCCTTAATTCGAAGACCTACGGTCTGCCCAAGATGTGGCAGTACACGGAAAGGCTGCCTAACGGTGCGAGCCGCCGCGTCAATATCCACCCTGACAGGGTATTCATCCTTGGTGACTATACCGATGATGCGATCGGCTTCCTTGAGCCATCCTATAACGCCTTTGTCAGCCTGGAAAAAGTTGAAGGTGGTTCTGGTGAGTCGTTCCTGAAGAACGCAGCGCGCCAGTTAGCGCTCAGCTTCGATAAAGACATCGACTTTGGCAGCCTCGCGTCGATGTACAACGTCAGCGTTGACGAATTGCAGGACAGGTTTAACGAAGCCGCGCGCGAGATGAACCGTGGGAATGACGTGCTGCTTTCCCTGCAAGGAGCGAGCGTAACATCTCTGGTGTCGCCGGTTTCCGATCCGTCACCAACCTATGACGTTAACCTGCAAACGGCCGCCGCCGGGGTAGATATCCCGACGCGAATTCTTGTTGGCAACCAGCAGGCAGAACGGTCGAGCACTGAAGACCAGAAATATTTCAATTCTCGCTGCCAGGCGCGCCGGGTAGATCTCTCATTCGAGATAGAGGACTTCTGCGACAAGCTTATTGACCTGAAGATAATCGACTCTGTGAGCCAGAAAGCTGTTATTTGGGATGATCTAAACGAGCAGAGCGGTGCTGAAAAACTCGCTAACGCCAAAGTAATGGGCGAGGTTAACCAGACCATGCAGGGTAGTGGCGAAAATCCTGCGTTTACCCGCGAAGAGATTCGCACGGCCGCCGGTTACGAAAATGACGACGAAGAGCCGTTAGGAGAAGAGGATGGTAGCGAAGAAGACGAAGCCGCCGATTCTACCGCGTAACTATCAGGACCCGACCGGAGCCGATGCGCTGGAACGCCGGGCAATTAAAGACTTCGCCAGGCGGATGAATAAGATTGGCAAAGCGTACAAATCAGCACTCGACAAAATACCTTCCTCCCTCGCAATAAACGCCAGGTACGAATACCAGCTAAACCCAACATTACTCTCCATCATCCTGAATGATGCCAGTTATCTGGTAGATCAGGTGCTGCTGGATGGTAATGAGTACGACCTGTGGTTTTACGAGTATGTCGATTTGGCGTCAGAGAAAGGTACAGGACAGTCATTCTACAACCTTAGCCAGCAGTCGCCGGTGTATGCCGCCGGGCGTGAATCACTGGCCTCCATCCTCGCAAGTGACCCATACCAGCAGCGCATGGCTCTGGTACATGCGCGTGTGTTTGAGGAAATGAAAGGCTTGAGTGCAGAAGTGAAGCGCGATATGGCGCGAGTGCTGACCGATGGTGTTGGCCGTGGGCTTAACCCGAGAGAGGTGGCTCGGAACCTGACCGAGCAGGTGGGCATAGAGAAAAGGCGGGCCAACCGCATAGCGCGCACAGAAGTCACCACGGCGCTACGGCGGGCCAAATGGGACGAGGACGACGAAGCTCAGCAACTCTACGGCCTGAAAACCCGACTGCTTCACATTTCTGCGCTGTCTCCGACAACTCGCCGGAATCATGCCGCTCGGCATGCTCATCTCTACACAAATGAAGAGGTTCGAGAATGGTACGCGAAGGATGCGAATTCCATAAATTGCAAGTGCAGCCAACAGTCTGTGCTCGTTGATGACAGCGGTAACCCGGTGTATCCGGACGTCATCACCAAACTTAAACAGGAATATAAAACGATGCAGGCGCGCGGTTATGCCTGGTCTAAGGGGTAACTCATGCCTATTCAGGTAAACATCACTACCCGGGTGAACAGCCAGTCGATCCGTCGAGAAACCTACAACGGTCGCGACCACCTGGTGCTTCCCAGCTACACGCTGCCAGCCAACGTTGTTATGAATGGTGGGCTCTATTCCGCTTCAGAAATTGATGCTCACTATAAGGGGCTTGAAGGCACCCTGGCACCGCTCGGTCATCCGCAGGTTAACGGCCAGTTTGTATCCGCTTTCTCCCCTGAGGGGATTAATGCCGGTCACATCGGGGCGTGGAACCGCAACGTTAAGAAGTCCGGTAATCGCATCTACCTGGAAAAGTGGGTTGATGTCGCCCGCGCTGAGGAATCAGAGGGTGGGCGTGAATTGCTTGAACGAGTCGAAGCCATTGAGCGCGGCGAAGACGTCCCACCCATTCACACCAGTGTGGCGGCATTCCTCGATCAACTTGAACCAAATGAACAGCAGCGCGCTACCGGAGCCGAGTGGGTAGCGAAGATCCACAGCATGGACCATGACGCGATTCTCCTACACGAGGTAGGGGCCGCCACCCCTGAGCAGGGTGTTGGCCTGATGGTTAACGCTGACATGGCGCAGCCGCTGAAAGCAAACTCTGGTGCGCTGGTAGGTGAATCTTACCGGGAGCGCGAGCAGCGCCTTGATCGGGCAGCCAAAGCCAAGTTTGCGCCGGGATCAGATGAATACGCATGGATTGCAGACTTCACTGATTCTCAGGCGGTGGTTATCCGCAACGGCGGCAAGGCTGAGGTTTACGGCTATTCCACTGAGGGTGGGAAAATCACCTTTGACGACACAGGAACTGCAGTGCAGCGGCAGGAGTCGTGGGTCGCCGTCGTTGCTAACAAGTTCAAATCATTATTTACACCGCAGGAACAGCCTGCAACAAACCACCAAACGGAGGGCGACATGCCTTTAACCAAAGAAGAACTGGAACAAATCGGCAGCATGATTGGCCAGGCTGTTGCGACCAATACCGAAAAGGCGCTGAAGCCTCTGACGGATAAAGTTGACGCGCTGCAGGTCAACCAGGACAAACTCTCGGAAGCTCTGACCGCCAACTCCCGCGCTGAAGAGAAAACCAAGCGTGATGCAGTGGCGAAGGTTCACGGTGAGATCGTTGCGAATGCGCTGACAGGTGAAGCGCTTGAAGCGATGTACAAATCGCTGGGTGAAGCTGCAGTTCTCGGTACTAACGCAGGTCAGCAGCATAAAACAACCGGCGCGCCGACCGCTGAAGAACATTTCAAATAAGGAGCCGCAATAATGGCACGTTATCGTCGCATTAATATCGACGGTCAGTCTCTGTACAAGACCGAAACCCGAACTACTGCCGCTGCGTTGCTTCCTGGTACCGCCGCAACCATTAACTCATCTGGAAAGTTTGCGCAGGCCACCGCGCTAACCGGCCGCCTGTACATCATTGATGTCGGTTACCACCAGGGCCTGAACATCACTGAAGCAATCCCGTCCGGGGACTCCGCAGTAGGCAACTACGTAGAAGAAGGCCGCGAACTTGCTCTGCGCTGCTTGCCGGGTGCGTATAAGAAAGATAGCCCGATCAAGCTCGGCACCGCTGGTCAATTCACCCTTGCGACATCTGACACTGACTCGGTGATCGGCTATAGCCAGGACGAATACACCATCGCTGCAAGTACCACCGATTACATCCGCGTGCGTATGCGCGTTGGTACCGTTGCCGCTGGCGCATAACAAAAGGATAACCAGATATGTATTTCTCCAAAGAGACGCTGGCGACTAACTCCCGCCTTGTTGGTCACTGGAACGAGCTGTGGGCTAACCGCAATATGTGGAACCTGCAGAACGATTCCATTATTGCGGCTAACCGCGCGATTATGACGCCGGAAATGTTGGCCTGTAACGCAGTAGGCGGGTTTACTCGCGACTTCTGGGCTGAGATTGACCGTCAAGTGCTGCAGCTGCGCGATCAGGAAGTAGGGATTGAAATCGTTAACGACCTGATCGGTGTGCAGACTGTCCTTTCTGTCGGCAAAACTGCGAAACTGTATAACGTTGTCGGCGATATCGCTGATGATGTTTCTGTCAGCATTGACGGCCAGGCGCCGTTCTCCTTCGACCACACTGAATACGCCAGCGATGGTGACCCGATCCCGGTATTCACCGCGGGTTACGGCGTTAACTGGCGCCATGCAGCTGGCATGAACTCGGTCGGCATTGACCTGGTTCTGGATTCGCAGATGGCGAAGATGCGCAAATTCAACCAGAAGCGCGTTAACTACTACCTGAACGGAGACGCCAACATTCAGGTGCAGTCCTACCCGGCGCAAGGTATCAAGAACCACCGCAACACCAAAAAGCTTAACCTGGGCTCTGGTGCGGGCGGCGCAAACCTTGACCTGACCACCGCAACCATGACTCAGTTGTTTGAGTTCTTCGGTAAAGGTGCGTTCGGCACTCTGGCCCGCGCTAACAAAGTTGCAGCGTACGACGTGATGTGGGTATCCCCGGAAATCTGGGCGAACCTCGCGCAGCCGTATGTCGTCAACGGTGTAGTCAGCGGAACCGTCCTGCAGGCTGTCCTGCCGTTCGCGCCGGTTCGTGAAGTCCGTCCTACCTTCGCCCTCAGCGGAAACGAGTTCATCGCATATGTGCGCCGTCAGGACGTCATTTCCCCGCTGGTTGGCATGGCCGTTGGCGTTGTTCCGCTGCCTCGTCCACTGCCGAACGTTAACTACAACTTCCAGATTATGTCTGCTGAAGGGCTGCAAATCACCGCAGACGAGCAGGGCCTGTCTGGCGTTGTCTACGGCGCTAACCTGGCGTAAGGGGATGGCATGGCTAAGTACCAGGTCATTAAGCCGTGGCATGGCGTAAGCGCTGGTCAGGTGGTTGAAATGGAGTGGTTGCACCCTTCATTAAAGCCACACGTAATGCTGATTAGTGAAGGGGATTTAACCCCCGCGACGCCAGAGGCCAAAACAAGCCGGAAGCGTAAAGCAGAAAGCGAAGAAGAATAGCCGCGAAAGCGGTTTTTTTACGCCCTGTGAAAACGGGGCTTAATTCTCACGGAGTCGATAATGGTCACTCTCGAACAGGCTAAGGAATCCCTCAGCGGGCAGGGCATCGAGATCCCCGACTTTGTCCTGCAGGCGTTCATTGACCAGGCAAACAGCATTCAGGAATGTCTCGATGCGCATTATCCAACATCAACTGCGTTGCTCATTCAGCTTTACTTGCTGGCTCTAATGGGGCTAGGGAGTGGAGATAAGTACATTTCCAGCCAGACAGCGCCCAGCGGAGCGTCTCGCTCTTTCCGGTACCAGTCATTTTCAGACCGATGGAAGGCCTCTGTAAACCTCCTTCGCGGCCTGGATAAATACGGATGCGCTGCCGGCTTGATTCCTGCCGACCCTACGGCGACGCCTGCTTTTGCGGGGATTTGGATCGGCAAAGGCGGCTGCATGTGCGGGAGTAAGTGATGGTGTGGATTTCAGTTCAGCAACGGCTGCCGCGGAGGTTCTCCCGGGTGTGGGTGATGACCGACACGGGCGAGCAAACGACGGCGTACGTGAAAAGCGACGGGGAGTGGTTCATTAACTGCGCCCGCATACGGGCCACAGGCGCCGCTGTGCTGCGATGGAGGGAATAGCTTTGAGCTCAGTTGCGAATTGGAGTTACACCGCGACAGCGACAATCTGGCGGCGCATACGCGATGCTGACGGTAGCGATGCCGACGGCGGAGGTCAGCCGTACGGGTGGGAAGCGCCGATCGCTATCCTCTGCGACTACCAGGGCGGCCTCTCTGCAAAAATCGGTGACATTGGCCAGGAAATCGTGGTTAAAAACACGATATGGAGCGAGTACGCAACGGCGCGGGAGGGAGACTATATCCTTATTGGCGCGTCTGCAGTTGCAGCGCCACCGGATGAGGCTGACGAAATACGCCAGATTGTCCGGTTCGCCGATACGTTCGAACGGGTCGCTGATGACTACGCAATCATTACACAGGTGTGATTATGGGCGCTAAAGTACGCGGCATCCGACAGGCTAAGGCCAATCTCGACCGCATCATTAAGGACGTGCAGGGGCGTAAAGTAGTGCGCGCGTTGCAGTCGGCGATGCTCATCGGTAGCGCACAAGCGGCGCTCTACACCCCGATCGACACGTCGACGCTTATCAATAGCCAGTTCCGGGAAATCACCGCGAACGGCGTGCGGGTTACCGGGCGCGTTGGCTACACGGCGTCTTATGCGGTGTTTGTTCACGACCCTGAAGTGAAGCAAAACTTCCGGCGCGCGACTGCGCAGAAAGAGTTCTTAACGAAGGGCTTCGAGGACACCCGCAGCCAGATTGATGCGGCGGTTAAAAAGGAGCTTTCGCTATGACACCTCCCATGTACATGCGCCTTAAAGACCTGTTTCTGGCTGAAGGCCTGACGGCGGACTTTAAGGTGCAATGGCGGCAATGGCGCGATACCGGGAAGGCAGCCGATCAGTTCATCGTGTTCCGGCCTTCCGGCGGCACCGACATCATCTACGACCTCGGCGGCGACTGGTATGTGATGGTCGACGTTGTTTCCTCGAAAACTAATCCAGATGCTGCTGACGCCGCGGTGAATGCCATCGTTGAATACGTCAGTGCGCAATCTGGTGCTGATGACTGCGTCGGCGCGTTGCGGCTTGTCGGCAATGTCCCGGCGGCTATACCAACCGAAGAGGGCAGGCTAGTTACCAGGCTGCTCATCTCCTGCACATACGGCGAATAATCGCCAGAATCCCCCATCAGGCTGCCATATGGCGGCCTTTTTTAATTGAGAGGCATACATGCAAGGCTGCGCTAATGATACCGGCAAGCTGATTGGGAAGGCGGCCGTGCTCCGCATGGCTATGGGCTGTGCGGATACGGTCCCTGCGCTTTCTGAATGGAAACGCCTGGGGGCGTTAACCACGAAAGGTTTCGACTACTCCATGAATACCGTCACCTCTGAGGCTGACGATACGAAAGGATTGGTTGAGAACCTGGTCAACAACATGGATCTCACCATCTCCGGGGAAGGTGAGTTCCGCAAAAAAGATAAAACGACTGAAATCGGCGCCATCGCTATCTCGAAATATATTTTCGATGAAGTGCAGGCTGGCCGCCAGCCGACGATCTGGGTTCGCTTCGACTTTACTGGCGAAGACGCCGGCACCTACATCATGGGGTATTTCAGCACCACTTCATGGTCTGGTGACTTCGGTACTTCCGACATCTCGACCTTCTCCGGTGAGTGGAAAGTTGCCGACGCGGACACCGTCGTATTTGAAGTCGCTCCGCCGGCGCTGGCATTCACCACGAACCTGACGGCGACTAAATCCATTGCTACTGGCTCCGCTCTTAACATGCAGGTGGTCGTTGAAGGCGGCACGTCTCCATACACCTACGTGTGGAAAAAAGACGGTTCCGTCGTCAGCGGTCAAACCACGGCTACGTTTAACAAAGCGAGCGCCGTATCTGGTGACGCCGGGGTTTATACCTGTGAGGTCACCGATTCCTCAGCGACACCGGTCAAAATCACCTCGGTGGCGTGCACGGTCACGATCAGCTAACCACGTCGTGAATAGTACAAAGGGCGTTCTGCGCCCTTGATACTGTTTATGGAGCGACTATGACCCCGATTAAAGAATTAGGCGAATGCGTTATCGGTACCGGTGATCGGGAATTCTTTTTCCGGCCGTCGTTTCGCAACATGGCACGCATTGGAGAGCCGGAGGAGATTGTTCAGGCGTTCTATGACCTGTGCAATGATGAGGCGACGCCATTCGTGCGGCGCGTATCTGAGGCCTATATCCGCGATGAGTACAGCCGAATTCCTGATTGCGTCCTGCGGTTTATGCAAAGCGGGCTCCTGTCACGCAAAGCGATCATGGCTGCTCACACGGTACTGACAGCATGTTGTGACGATGATATCGGCGATTTGGTTGGATGGATGAAGCCGGGGAAATCACGCAAGCGTGGCTTTGTCTGGCGCCCGGGCAGCATGCCGCCGGAGAATATGGTCATCGTCGCGCAAAACCTGATGGTGCACGGCATCGTCGGCAAAGCGAAGGTGCGCAAGCTGCAGCGTTACGAAACGAACGAGACAACCGCAGAATTCCGCGCAGCCGACTACATCATGGCGGCCCGTAACCATTTCGGCATAAGCCGGGAAGAGGCTGAGAACCTCACGATGACAGAGTTCGCAATGATGATTAACGCCAAATACCCAAATCAGAACGGCTTCACGCGCGAAGAGTACGACACGGTCATGGACGAAGACGAGCGCCGCTGGCAGACGATGATGGAAAGACAGGCAAATAAGCAATCAAGGAATTAGCAATTCGTGCTATTGAAAAATTTTTTTTCACTCATCCAGGTTCACCATAGTTAATCACATCTCATCATAGTTAATGATAGATAACTTAGCGTAAATGGATGAAATTTATGACCTATTTACATGAGCGACGGCAGGCGCTTTAATGGCTCCAGCAGCCGCTCTTTAACAATTAGTTGGGGATTTTACTTTTCGTGATCCAGGTATCCCATACGCCTACCAAGTATTGCTGCAAGTCTTCTTGCGTGCTCTTCACCTTCGCGCAGGATTTCTGCTGTGAACGGATCTTTTTTCGCAAGAGCGTTTAAGAATATCTCTTTTTCTTCAGGCGTAGAGGTTGCATTAAAAGCAGCCTGAGTTGAGTCGAAGTCAACCAGATCGCTTTCAGAAATAGCCTTATCGGTATCAAGCGCTTCTTGAAGTATCTGAACGATCTCTGAGTTCATTGACCTGCCGTTAGCCTTAGCGCGTTCAGCTATTGCTTCACGCATTCCTGAGGGCAGCCTTACGTTAAACCTGTCCATTTCTTGGCTAGGGAATCTGCTCATAAGTCCTCAAATTTGCAATTTTGACGACAAACAATAGCACCAACTTGACATTGTTTTAAATGGTGCTAAATTGGTTGTAGAACCAAGTTGACACCATAGAAGGAGATAGTAGATGCAAGACGTACTCTATACCGGCCGTAAAAATGATAGCTTCCAGCTACGCCTGCCTGAGCGAATGAAGGAGGATATCCGGCGCTTAGCTGAGATGGACGGGATTTCGATTAATTCGGCGATTGTGCAGCGCTTAGCAAAAAGCCTGCGTGAGGAGCGCGTGAATGGTCAGTAAAAACAGCGAAGCCCGGAAGTGCGCTAACACTAACCGGGCTTCTATCGAAAATAACCGCGAAGGAAATATCGACATGAACAGTGTACAGAACAAAGAGCTAAGTTTCCACAATGTCACATTGGTGCCAGCTCCTGTTTCGGATGGTATTTGGCTGACATCGACAGATATCGCGAAAGCGCTCGGATATGCATCGCCAAAGAGTGTAACGAACATTTATTCCCGAAATTCAGATGAGTTCACAAGCAGCATGTCAATGGTCATCAAAATGATGACCAACGGAATAAACAATAACTTACGTGAAAAATCGGTCCGTGTGTTCTCTCTACGTGGTTGCCATCTAATCGCGATGTTTGCCACTACCGATAAGGCGAAAGAGTTCCGCCGCTGGGTGCTGGATGTTCTGGATCGGGAAGTGGCGCATTCGCCGATTGCGAAGCAGTTTACTGACGATGAACTTTCATCCCTTGCCTGGCTGTGGCGAGCGAGTGACATCATGCTGACAGCCTGTGAGAGCGTTACTCCATTACTTAAGGTAGCCGAGCATCGACAGGCCGGGCACTTTCACACGATCGGCCAGGAGTTGCCACGGACAATCAACAAGGCCAAGGAGATCATTAAGCGCGAGACAGCGCATATCGAATTTCACCCATGGAAGGATGATAACTGGAGCAGGGTATTGCCTCACCTGCGTCGGGAAATGTTGCAATGATGCACAAAGAAAAGCCGGTAGTTACGAGCTACCGGCTATCCATAAATCTGTCATAAGGGTCCAACCAATGACTTCATTTAATTTAGCAGTTCATGAACCAAATGTCGATCCCCAGCCGTTGCCGGTGATTGAATGGAAGGGTTTGCGTGTTGTTACGACTGAAACGCTGGCCGCAGGTTATGGTTCGGATGAGGCTAACATTAGAAAAAACCTTTCGCGCAACGCCAGCCGCTTCATTGAGGGCATTCACATCTTCACCATCAAAGGCCAAGAGTTGAAGGATTTGCGAGTGACTAATAGTCACGCACAAATTTCGAGCAAAGCCCGCTCTGTTGTTTTATGGACCGAGAAGGGCGCCGCCCGCATGTCTAAGATTGTCGATACCGATGAAGCTTGGTCATTCTTCGAGCGATTGGAGGATTCATATTTCAGACCAGGCCAATCTTTTGGCGTCCCATTGACCTACGAAGCAGCTCTCGAAGATCTTCTGTTGAAGGTGAAAGAGAATCGCATTATTGCTGAGCAGCGTGATAGAGCTGTAAAGGAAAAGCTATGGATTTCAGAGAAAAGGGAAGCTACCGCGATGGCTACAGCGTCTGCGGAAAAGCGCAAAGCTAACGCACTAGCAGCGAAACTTGGCGAGTGTAAAAAGCATGCGACTATCAAGGCTGTGCAGCGCGCTACAGGAAAGCCTTTTAGCCACTGGCCTATGAAAAAATGGTGCGCCGCAAATGGAATGGTACCGAAGGACGTTCCAGATGAAACGTATGGCACCGTTAAGTCTTGGCCGGCAGAAGCCTGGAAAGCGGTGAATGATGTTGACCTTCGCAAACTGTTTTAACCCGAAGCATTAATTAGTGCTTTGGCTTCCAAACCCGCTTAACTGCGGGTTTTGTCGTTACCGCTAGATGGTGAAAAAATGAATAATAAAATAAACGGCATTGTGGATGTAGGTGAAAAACAAGAGAGTTCAACCCCAGGCGAGCCCGCGGAGCTTGGTGGTATAGGGGCCGATATTAAATCCATGGAAAATAGGATTGTTGACAAAATGGACGAAAATCAGAAGTGGCTGGTTGGCCTTTTGGTATCGGCAATACTGGTGCCTTTGTTCATCGCGTTGGTTACTAAGTAGCGCTGCGGCGGGTTTTGTCGTATCGCTTCCCCTCTGCTACGATTGCCGCATCATTTACTGATGGGGATAGGGATATGAGCGAACAAGAACAGTTACAGCGCCTGGGTGAAGAAATCGCCAGGGCATATTTACGGCACCTAAAAGAAACAACCGGCGGCGACACGGTGACTTATGACGGAGTTACCAAGACCGTTGTTTTTGAAAATCTGGTCTTCGGGTTGGTTGGGGTGGCTCATACCAATGCGAGAAAGCATCCTGATGATCCTGTTTTGAAGGACCCGCACAAGCATTTATCACAGATGATTAACCTCTTCTCGCGCCCATACACGCTAACCGATTTCGGTCTGCGCGTTATAGAAATGATGAATGAGAAGTCTATTCATAAAGAGCGCGGGGTAGCGATGTGAGGCGGCTAATCATTATCGGGCTACTTTTCTTGTCACACTTTTGTTATGCAAAATCTGATACTCAGATCATTAATGATGCAAAAGAGGCAGTAAGAAAAGAGCTATCTCAGAAGTATAAGCCGGGAGACTGCGAAAGATGGCGATTACTTGAGGCTAGCGGTAAAGCCAGAAGTGGATCTGCTGTCATTATTTGTGACAGTAATTTCAACCCATTGTTAGGACTGGATTTCTCAGAGATAAAGGTTTTCAGGAATGAAAACTCAAACGCTGTCTGTGGTATTGTCTCGGGACATACCGATATAAGTAAAATTGGAGGTCGGTTCGTTTATACAGATGGTGATGCAGGGCATGTTTTCATTAAGAAATCAAAAGAGCCTGCTTTCTTATCTGATAAGAGCGAGAGCGGTCGCAATATGTTGAAGTTACTGGATCAACAATTAAAAATTGAGTCCAGAAGCTGCGGCTAATGCAGAGTACGTAATTGGCAAATAATTACGAAACTTTCGTAGACAACACAAACCTCGCTCCGGCGGGGTTTTTTATTGCCCGGAGAAAGGTATGGCTGAAGGTGAAAATCTTGGCGGAGTATACATTGAGATTGAGGCCGATGTTGCAAAATTGCTTACTGGTCAGCAGCAGGCGAATAAAGCCCTAGATAACATTGGCGATAATGCACAAAAAACATCAGGGCAATTCAAAAAGCTTGATACGCAACTTAATGCTACCTCGAAAGTGATGTCTTCAGGGTTGAAGGGAGGCGTTCAGCAGGCAGGTTATCAGATCCAGGACTTCATCGTTCAGGTCCAAGGTGGTCAATCTGCATTGGTAGCATTTAGTCAGCAAGGGTCGCAGCTGGCTGGGGCATTCGGGCCGGGTGGTGCTATCGTCGGGGCGCTAATCGCGCTTGGAACTGTTGTTGCAGGGACTTTAATTTCTTCTCTTAATGGTGGCAAAAGTGCAATGGATGCGCTTAAAGATGCCGCCGAGAGGATGAATGATGTTATCTCTATTTCTACTCAGGGTATCGCTGCACTTTCAGACAAATACGCAAACCTTGCTAGAGTGAATGCTACCGCTGCAACATTACTCAGAAATCAGGCTGCGATTGAATACAATCAGGCAATTTCAAAGATACCTAAAGCCATCGGTGATGCCGCTGACTCCTTCCTTTCATTTGGCGATAAAGCTATTTCAGCTTTTGGTGGTGGTTATGCATCAATTGACGGATTCAACGATCGGCTTAAGTCGCTAAATATCACGACAGATGATTACAAATCTGCGATGAATCAGGCGTATGGCGCGGGACAGGCGTTCTCGGCAACAGCCAATAGCATCGGCAATACTGTCGGTGCCGTAGCCTCTAGATTGGGTATTTCTGAAGAGGCGGCGTTTGGTCTTACTAAGCAACTCGCCGATCTAAGCGATAACCCATCACCTCAGGCTCTGCAGACTTTAGCGTTAAGAATTGGCGATATGATTTCGTCATCAAAAAACGCCAAGCCGGAGTTAGTAGAGCTTTACAACAAGATAGTAGACCTTTCCACCGGAGCATCTCAGGCGGCCTTTAACTTTGAAATGTTGAAGAAGTCCACTGATAACCTAACCGCCGGGCAAAAAAGCTTAATTCAGCAGTCCGAGAGGAATCTGGCGCTCTCTAAACTACAAGGTGCCGCAAGGGCAAAATTAGCGGCTCAATATGCAGCTGAGGACGCGGGATTCTCGAAAGACGATCCGCACACCAAGCGAATGATGGATGATGCTGCCGCGACTTACACCAATCTCGATTCGCATAAGAAGCTGACAGCGGAGCAGAAGAAAGGTGAGAGTCAGGCAGAGAGAAATGCAAAAGTTGTTGAAGAGTACAGCCAGAAAGCGAAATTGGCCGCCGATTCGACAAGCGAACTCTCGCGCGAACAGGCAATACTGGCAGCAAAACAGAAGTTAACGAACGCCACACCACAACAGGTTGCTCAAGTTGAACGTGATGCGGCGGCTGCATGGGATACGGCGAACGCCCTTAAAGCCCAGGCCGCTGCACAAAAGCTCCTCCCTGAAACAAGAGAGAACGCCTCTTATCAGCAGGATATGAAGGATCTTAAAACTGCTCTTGATGGGAAAAGGATAACCCAGCAGCAATATGACCAAACCAGTGAGCAGTTAGAGGCTCAGCACCAGGCCAACCTTGCCAAAATACGCTCGCAGAAGGTGGTTAACCCAACCCAGCAGGCACTTGCCGAAGTTGACCCGGTGCAGCAGTTGGCCAACCAGCACGCGCAGGAGCTGGCGCTGATTCAGCAGTTTGAGCAGCAGGGCGTTTTGGCCCATCAGAACGCGCTGGCCCTCAAAAACGCAGCCGACACGCAGTACGAGCAGCAGAGGACCGCAGCTCAATGGGAAATCCTCAGCCAGCAAAGCCTCGGCTATAACATGCTGACGAGTGCGGTGGATGCCTTTAGCGGGAATGCATCAAACGCCATTACTGGGCTACTAACCGGCACAATGTCAGCACAGGAGGCTATGAGTTCCCTCAGCAACACCATTCTGAACAGTGTGATTAACAGCATCGTCCAGGTAGGTGTGGAGATGCTGAAAAACTTTATCATCGGGCAGACAATCGGGGCTGCATCCACTGCAAATGGGTTGATACAGGCAGCGCTGCTGACAAACGCATGGACTCCAGCAGCTTACGCTGCATCAGTGGCAACTGGCGGAGCTGCTGCCAAGGTCGGTGCTGTTGCCTATGGTTCTGGGCTGGCAACATCAATGGCTCTGGGTAACGTTGCTGGCGGCCGTAAGAACGGAGGTCCGGTTACTGCAGGAAATGTTTACCCAGTAGGTGAGGGAGATTTACCTGAGTTCATGCAGACCCGTAAGGGATTATTCATGATACCTGGCGATAACGGCACTGTGTTTAGCAACAAAGACGTTACTGGCGGTATGCCACGTATCAAGAAGCCCTCGACGGGTAGTGAATATCAAAGCCAGAGCAGCGGCAGCAGCGATTCAACAGGTTCGCAATCGTCGAAGCCAATAGAAATCAACTTCCAGTTCTATGACCAGACGACAGGCGGGCAGCATTCATTTGAGGCGCAGGCTATGCAGGAAGGTAATGTGGTGACGGTTGATGCGTTCTTAAATGATCTTGACCGTGGCGGCCCGATGACATCTGGCATCAAAGACAGGTTCGGGCTTTCTGTAAAAGCTAACGGCGCTTACTAAACCAAACCCGCTCCGGCGGGTTTTTTAATGGAGTAGATAAATGGAAGATAAAAAATTGCTGGCATCCATATCGGTCGACACCAGCGAGGCTCAATCGCAACTTGATAGCCTAATCTCCTTACTTGAGCTTAAATTTGGTTCCCTTCAGTCTGTCCCTGAGCGTATCTACGAGGAAATCCTTGCCGTGGCGAAAGACATCGTTTTTGCTGATAGCCCTTCCGCAGGATGCACAGGACTCGACATTGTCTATGGTGTGCGGTTCGGCGCTAAATATGAATTGCTCACTGCCGCAATCAGGGCAGGAGAGTTTGACTCTGAATTTCTCTGACATATACCCCATCCTTTCTCTGTGTGAAAAACACACAGTAACAGTGGTACACATTTAGCAACATCCTGATATTCGATCAGTGCCGCAGCCGCGGCTTTTTTTATGCCCGGAGGAAACGTGGCAACAGTTTCATACCCGGATATGCTGCCGCTTCCTCAGCGCGCAGATCAGAACATGACGCAGGATACAGCCTGGCAGACGACGCAGACGGCAGTCGGTCCATTGATAATCACCCCGATCACCACGGACCTTAAGGCGACATGGTCGCTGCAGTGGAAATTCACGCTGCAGCAGGCCGAGCGATTTAAGTCGTGGCTCCGCTCACCGACGTACTGCGACCGTGGCCGTAACTGGTTCCAGATGCGGATTGATCTCGGCGATACGCAGGGCGTGCAGCTGCAGACGCTGCATTTCATCAGCATGCCGGTACAGACCAGCAAGAACGGCAATATCGTCACCTGGACCGCCAGCGTCATCTGTAACGGTATCGAGGACATCACCGAGGACTACGACGACTGGATCGTCGAGGCGCCAGAGAACTACGGCTACTGGCTGGATTACCTGGTTACTGCTGTTATGCCGAGGGCTGATTAATGCCGACTTTACGAGAGTGGAAAGAGCGCAGGCCGGCGAGCGATATCAAACAGACGGTGGAATTTTACCATCCGGCCTTTGGTTATTACCGGGTAGTCAATAACCTGTTCAGGCAGGCGACGTTTGGCGGAAACTCGTTCGAGCCAGCGCGATTCAGCGTGACCGAGCCGGCGCAGGACGGAACGGCGGTCATATCCATGACGATCACTTTTGTCGCCGCGACTGAGCATGTCCGGCAGACACTGAAAAGCTGGCGCGGGGCGGCGCGCATGACGCCGATAAAGTGCCTGTATCAGCAGTGGAATGCGATCGGTGACGCATCATCGCTGAAAGACTGGACGCTTTACGTGAACGACATTTCCGCCGACGCCAGTAACGTCACCGTGACCGCCGGAAAGACCAATCCGCTGACGCTGGCCAACTCCATAATCTACACCACGAAAGACTATCCAGGGCTGATCACCGTATGACGCAAGATGAATTTATCGGGCTTGTTAACGGCAAGCCCTGGGCTAACCGCGCCAGCAGTTTTGAGCAGATGGACTGCTGGGGCCTAGTGGTTCTCTATTACCGCCATGTGCTTGGCCTGGAGTTACATCACATCGCTGGTTACGAATCGGGCGCGGATTTCATCACCTGCTACGAACAGGAGCACGCCCACTGGCGGATTGTGCCGGTGGCGGCCACCGGATGCATCGCCGTTTTTTACCGCGGCGACGTGCCGGCGCATATCGGTGTGATGACCAGTCCGGTTAAGTGCCTGCATGCCCGCGGCGAATTCGGCTTCGTACGCTGCGACAGCCCGCTGGCATTACTGAAGGTTTACAGCAAAGTGGAGTACATGGTGCATGGTTCGATATGAATTGCAGCGACTGCCCGGCGCGCCGCTGCAGCGGGGAACGGTAGATGCCGGCACCACTCTGATGAGCCTCCTGGATTCTCTTCAGTTGCACCGAGATGTGGTCGTTAAACTGAATGGCCGCGCGCTGCCGGACGACTACGATATCAGTCGGCCACTGAGTGCTGGTGACGTCGTGGCGGTGTTCGACCAGCCGGAGGGCGGAGTCGGAAAACTGGTCACCACAATATTGCGTCCGGTATCAAAAATTCTGTCCGGTGCGCTGAAGGTATTCGGCCTGTCAAACAAACCCAGCGCTTCGGTATCGGTGGCTACAGGCGAATCCCCTAACAACGACTTAACCGGCCAGACGAACCGCGCGCGGCTCTACAAGGGGCGCCCAAACATTTACGGCCAGTGCCGCGTGTTTCCCGATTTGATTCAGGAAGCGCTGTTTGAGTTCGTCGACAATAACAAGCAGCTTACAGAATGGTTTGAGGTTGGTTACGGGCGGTACACCATTTCCTCGATCCGCTACTCAGAATCGAATCTCGGCAGCCTGGCGGGAGCGAGTTCTGCGATTTATAACCCGGGTGATGTGATCGGCACGATTGAAGTCGGCTATCAATTCGATGACGTCGATAACGAGACAGTCCCCGGCCTGAACGAAAGCCAGGACTTCCCGGCCCAGACCGCCACCACGACGGCGCCGACATCGGTGGCAATCGAGAGTAATCAGTTAAAGGCTGTCGTGCTGTCGAACGATGACAACTTTGCCTACTTCGCTGCGCTGGCGGTACCGCATCCTGTGTCATTCGTCATCAACGCCACCTGGAACGACGGTGGCACAAGCGTCACACGGAACGTCACCGGCGCCGGGAATATCATCTCCTCTGAGAGCTTTATTGGCGACGACACGCTTTCGTACACGACGTTTTATATCGGCGAACTCTCGGGAGAAATTACGTCTCTGCCGGGCAATGCAGTCATCAACCCGACGCTGTTCACGCTGAATGACCAGACCCCGCTGGTTATCGGGCCTTCAGTGTCGCCGATCGTCTCGACGCAGGTCTGGGTGCATGTGCTGGTTCAACTCGGCGCGACCGCCGGCACAACGCAGTACAGGATTAAGTTCTGGCAGGTCGATGACGATAACAATCAGGTGCCGGGCACATCCGAGCAACACGATTATTTCTTCGATAACGATTTCCAGGTGACGACCCGATATTTCCGGACAACGCATAAATTCACTCCGGCTGCCGGGGCGGGGCGTTATGCGGTGACAATCGAGCGACTCGACAACAGCAACGATGCCAACGTCGTGACGCTGATGGCGATCCACGCGGTGAACGTGCGGGAAAACGTCGTTTATCCGGAAGACACGATTGCCCGCATCACGATAAAGGGGCCGAACGACAGCAACTCAAACCGCGAGCAGAAGTACAACATGCTGGCGCAGCGGCATACCATTAGCTACGACCGGACGACCGGCGCGGTCGATTACACGCTGCGGCCGAGTCGTTCGTTTGCCGACGCTATCCTGCATGAGTGGGTGGTTGTCGGTAAGCAGGACGTAACAAGCCTGGATGTAGTCGCACTCTACGCAATCGCTGATTCTCTCTCAGAGGCTCAGCTTGGGTATTTCGATTACACCTTCTCGGATGAGAAACAGCCGTTGGGTGAGCGCATAGCGACGATCGCCAATGTGGCCCGCGTTGATGGCAATAATATTGGCGATGTGCTGACGTTCTGGCGCGATGAGAAAGTGACAAATCCGGATGCGGTTTTTGCGCGCTCAAACATGTTCTGGGACGAGTACAAAGTCGCCTGGCAAATGTCTCTCCCCGGCGGTTATGACGGCGTAGCGCTGGATTACGTTGACCCATTGACGAACAAGAAAGCGTACATCTACCTGCAGATCGACAGCAGCGGCATCACCGAGGTAGAGGATGCCACGGTTAACGCGATGCAGATCAGTCTGGATGGTTGCCGCAATCCTGCTCAAGCGACTGACCGGGCCTGGCTTGAGGCGAGAAAAATCCTCTACTCACGCCTGACCATGACGGTGAAAGTGCTGGAGGAAACGCAGGTAGTGCGAGGTACGGTGGTTCAGTGTCCGGACCTGTACGACAACGCGCAGCAGACCGGCTACATCACAGGTCGTACTGGCGATGTGTTCTCGACGTCAGAGCGTATCGATTTTTCTCTCGGCGATATGTGGGCGGTGATGACCGATAGTCTGGGAAATTATCGCGGCCGCTGGCGAGCCTATCCGGTAAGCGGCAAGGCCAAGGCATTTCAGGCTGCAGCCGATACCTTCGATTTGAACATATATGACCGCAGTACGGTGCAAAACCCCAGCCGGTATTTCATCGCTACCGACTCGGAACTGAACTCCACAATATGGCGCGTTGATAGTGCTAAACCCAACGGTGACGATACTCAAACACTTTCCCTGACTGAGTATTCCGACTCGATTTATCCGTAACACGCAGCAGTAATCACCAACCTTAGCGCACACCATCAGATTCAATTCTGAGGGCTTCGTGCGCCTTTTATAGGGCGACATGCACAATGGCAGAAGTACCGTTACCAACTCCAACCGACAACCAGGTGCCCAGTACGGATATCCGGGACGCAGTTTATGCCGGCGCCATGCTGGATAAGGTTGTCACCAGTACAGAGCAGAAATATATAGATCGCCTCGGCGGTGAACATTACACCGTCGACGGTATTAAGGCGGAAGGGGATAAAGTCGTTGAAGAAACTCGGCAGAACCTAATCCCCCTCAGTCGCCAGTACATGACGTTAGCGGCGGCGCAAGCAGATATCGCTAATATTCCTGATGGGACGACCACGTATTACCGCAGCCCAGATGACAGCGCGCTTGCTATTGAGGTAATGAATACAGGCGGCACACTAACAGCCACCGGCAGGAAGATGCCATCGCAAGAATCTGTTGATGTTATTGATGAGAAGATAGATGAAACTAACGCCAGAACTGGAGGCTTACAGACTCAGAAAGAGTCTGTTTATCCACTTGAGGTAGTCGATAAAGTAGGAAAGACGCCTTTATTTGTTGATAATGATGGGGCTGTTAATGCTCCTGGAGGTATCGTCACAAAATCACTGTCTGGCGTATCTTCCATTTCAGTAGATAGCATGTCATCAGATAGTATCAGCGCTGGTTCAGTAACCCCCGATAAGTTGATAGCTCATTCAGATAACGGTTATGCATTCCCGGTTGTCGATCAGCAGGGGCGAGTTCTATGGTACTGGTCTCACGAAAATGGTCGACCTGTTTACCTTGGCGAGCCATTACATAACCACCGAGGTCCACTTAATGGAGATATTTTTGCTATAGGCGATTCAATAACGGCGTATGGGGTTTCCTGGTCGGGAGCAAATGCCAGTGGTACGTCCTATGCGCCATGTTTAAACGATCAGTCATGGCATGAATGGGCTTCATTATTTACTAACGGTAAGATAATGCTGACTGGTGTTTCAGCAACAGGAGGCTACACAGTAACCCAGGTTAAAAATACTCATCTTCCCAACGCTATTGCCGCGAATCCGACATTCTGCGTAGTCATGTGTGGGCGTAACGACATAGTGCAGGGGATTAATCTGGATACTGTAACTATCCCTGCATTCAAAAGTATTTTTCTGCAATTGCGTCAGGCCGGGATTATTCCGGTTATTTGTACGATGTCAGCTCAGGGAAATAGCAATAACAATACACAGCGCGTTGCGGAACACAAACTAAATGCCTGGTTGCGAGCATATGCAAACAAATATTCTACGCCACTTGTAGACCTCCATCGTTATACCGTCGACCCATTGACCGGTGACTGGCTCTCTGGTTATAACCAGGATTTTTCACACCCTAACGGTGCTGGGGCTAAAGCGATGGGCCAAGCGCTGGCTGACGCACTGTCGGACTGGATTGCGCCAGTATGGCCACCAAGAGCTGATGAGCAGTTAGCGGCAGGGTTAACGCAAAACCTCATTACCAACGCCCTGTTTCTGACTAATGACGGAACAAACCCTTCAGACTGGACAATCACCACAGCCGGAACTGCAACGATAACGACAGATTCAGCAGTTAAGGGGAGCGTCTGGAACCTTGCCAGCCAGGAGGCATATCTCACGGTAAGTGCCACTGCTGGGCAGAAAATGCTATTTGGCTTTTTTGTCAAAACTGGTAGTCAGTTTGACTGCTATGTCCTTTCTGGAAGTTCATCATCAACAACTAATCTCGCAGGAATCAGGAACTGGAAGACGAATATAACTGAGTTTTCTTATTTTAGTTACGAATTTACTGTTCCATCCGGGGTGACGCAACTGACGGTAAAAATTAAAGCGGCAGCAGCACCTTGCTCAGTTGCTCAAATTGCACTCATAAAATTGACGGAGATATAAGATGCGCATTATCCTGGATACGATTATTGACAACGACGAACTCCCTTTTATCGAGCCAGCAATGCAGCTCATAAGGCCATCATCACTGGCTGTTTTTGATATGCAGTCATTGAGAGATATTAGCGGTAAATCATCGCTCGAATTTTCTGGCACCTTCAATAGCCAGGGTGCGGCTGTTGATGCTTCAACATTTCTTAATACGAATGTCGCTGAAGTGGACGACATGACACTGATTTATTGCTGGAATCTGTCTGTAGTGGGAACAAATCAATTGGGGCTGGGTAACAGAACGCCCGCTTCAGTCCCGTTTAGCGGCATATCTCTTTCAAAGCAGGATGCTACGACAGCCCTTTACGTATCCACCGGACTGTCTTCACCAGCAAGTGTGACTGTTGGCGGCAACTTTCTTGGTGCCTGGACTGTTCAGGCAATTACGGTATCCGCCAGCCAGGCGCAGAGGATCACTAAAAGTGGAACTGTTACCCAGTCCGCCATTACATCCCGCGCAAAATCATCCATTCCATTGTATATAAATGGCATTCCTGCTGACATCAGTTCCCCTGTATCAACTGGTGGCATTGGTACTGTAGGATTTTTCTGTGCATACAATGAAATACTTAGTGCAACTGATGCCATGAACTATATGGGGATCATTTCAAGCATTATGGCCGCGCGAGGTGTAAGCGTTTAGAGAAGCGCAACGGCTGCCATGAAAACTGACAGCCGTTGAATCATGCGCACTACTTCTGGTGCCACCAACTCCATTCAGCCTGCAGCCAAATGATGAGCATCACGCAACTGGATATGAACATGACATCAGGCCATTTTGTGAATCCAGTCGTTATAGACAAAAAGGATACGAGCGCAGCTAATCGCACTAGTGTTTTATGTTTCATATAGTTGCGCTGGGCGGTTAGGGATGGTTGCCCCTATGCTGAGGGCATTAACAATTCATATCAAATTGGTTTCATAGATCAATTTTAAGAATTCGATCGTTTAAAACGATCAATTGTTAAAACCGTTTCCTATCATTACTCTATGGATTTCGTAGAAATTGATCTTCACACTCTGATTTGGCTGTGTTTATACTGTATATATAAACAGTATTTGTGAGGACGTAGCATGCTCAGACAATCAGACATCAACAACGCCTTTCGTGAATCGATTCTTCGCAACTCGAAGGGCTACCAGTACCTGCACACCAGGGATTTCGTGTCTTCGCTGCAGCAGCGCGGCATCCACTTCTCAGAGTCCGAGGCAAATCGCTGGATAGAGCGCTATCAGTCGTGCTTTGCTGACAAAACGCCGGATCACACAGAAAACAGGCTGTGGATTCTCCGCAACATGGGGAGGGTGATGTAATGACTGCCAGCTATTTTCCTTCTCCTGCTGCTGATTACATAGAGCAGAGGCTTACTGTCACGGCTGCGTGCAACATCAGCGCTAACTCTCAGGTTATAGAGACAGACCGCGGCTATGTCGTTCTCGATTTATCGCTGAAGGTGACGCAAGGAAGCGTCCTTCTTATCCGCCTGGCTGGCGAACTGCAGTTTGCAAAATTGATGGGCAGCTCTTTTATCACAGCCGAAGGCGAGAGCATCGAAGGTGAGGCGCTGGAAGATGTTGAAGTGTTGGGGGTCGCTACATTCGCTATCAACGACCTGAGGCAGGATGATTGCCCCACTATATAAACCCCGTCATAAACTAATTAAAGGCCGCACAATTGCGGCTTTTTTATTTTTGGAGGATTCATGGCTCTGAGATTACTGGCAAATAACAATGCTAAAAGCGTCCTCGCGTCAGGAATTAGCGCGTCTGCGACTGTTATTACAGTGAGTAGCGGTACAGGTGGATTATTTCCTCAACCCGTATCGGGTCAAAGCTATTTCAAATTAACCATTGTTGATGCCGCAACCAAATCAATTACGGAAATAATGCACGTCACTTCGGTATCAGGTGACGTTATGACCGTGCAGCGAGGTCAGGAAGGGACCACGGCAAGAGTCTGGTCAACGAATGATATTGTGGCAAATATGTTGACCGCGGGGTCTTTCCTTTCCTGCCTGCAGATTTCTAATAATTTTTCTGAAATAGCAGATGAAGGAAGTGAAGCAGTAAGACAGGCGCTATTAAATCTCGGCTCGTCAGATGGCACGATTAATGGTCGCCTTATGGGAGCTCCGCGCGTTGTTATGAGTACCGGCTCGTTCACAAAAACACCTGGCGCAACAAAATGGAAGATTAGAATTTTGGGGGCCGGTGGCGGTAGCTCTGCTGCGCCAGCGACCGGTGCTGGTCAGGTTTCGATAAGCAATGGCGGCGGGGCTGGCGCATACGCCGAGGGAATTTATGACGTATCCGCATTAACCTCAGTAATGATCACTATCGGTCAGGGCGGGAAAGGTGGGACTGCATCCTCTCTTTATGGGGAAGATGGCGGGACCAGCTCCGTAGGAACACTGATTTCCGCTCCCGGCGGCAAAGCGGGCCTGCCTGCAGGTCCGGCTAATCCTCCATTTCAGCCAGTGGCGAACACAAACTCGAACAGCCCTACCGGATGGAATATTGTCGGGATAAGTGGGCCGGGCTCTGAATGTGCATCAGCTATTTCAACTGAATATGCAATCGCGTCGCGTGGTGCAAATAGTCAACTTGGCGTAGGGGGCTCCATTCCGGCCATAAACAATCCGGCTAATAATGGCGGTGGTTATGGCGGCGGCGCGTCTGGATGTTCCAACGGTCCTTCAAGGCCGGTGAATCCTGGTGCTGATGGTCAGAATGGGATCGTTATTATCGAGGAATTGGCTTAATGGGGCATGGATGGGGCATAAATTATCCCTGGTTACGCAATGCTTATGCGTGCTCAGTTGATTTCAAACCCACAACACATTGAAAAATCCCCGGTTACATCGGGCTATTACATGGTTAGTTAAAATAGCCCGCTAATTTATGGATTTCCAGCTCTATTCCCTCGGGGCGGCGCTGGTTTTCCATGAAATATTTTTCCCGGAACAATCCGCCGCGATGGCCTTGATTCTGGCAATGGGAACCTACGGCGCGGGATATATCGCGCGAATCGTCGGCGCCTTTATTTTTGGTAAAATGGGCGACAGTATTGGGCGCAAAAAGGTCCTGTTTATTACCATCACCATGATGGGGATCTGTACGACCCTCATTGGCGTACTGCCAACCTATGCTCAGGTCGGTATTTTAGCGCCGGTGTTGCTTGTAACCTTACGTATTATTCAGGGGCTTGGCGCAGGCGCAGAAATATCAGGCGCCGGTACCATGCTGGCGGAATATGCGCCGAAAGGTAAGCGCGGGATTATCTCTTCGCTGGTGGCGATGGGCACCAACTGCGGCACCTTAAGCGCCACGGCTATCTGGGCGGTCATGTTCTTCGTGCTCGATCGCGAGCAGCTCGTCGCGTGGGGATGGCGAATCCCGTTCCTGGCCAGCGCAGTGGTGATGATTTTTGCCATCTGGCTGCGTCTTAATCTGAAAGAGAGCCCGGTCTTTGAGCAGGTTAGCGAAGACAGCGGCCTACAGAATGAGATGGCAACGCAGGAAGGGACCTTTAGCGCCATGCTAAAAAGTAAATCCTTCTGGCTGGCGACGGGTCTGCGCTTCGGACAGGCCGGAAATTCAGGGTTATTGCAAACGTTCCTCGCGGGCTATCTGGTGCAAACCTTACTGTTTGATAAGGCAATTCCTACCGATGCGTTAATGATCAGCTCTGTTATTGGCTTTATTACCATTCCATTCCTCGGATGGCTGTCAGATAAGGTGGGGCGTCGCATACCGTATATTATCGTCAATATTTCAGCCATTATTCTGGCCTGGCCAATGCTGTCGATTATTGTGGATAAGAGCTACAGCGCGAGCACTATTATGGCGTCATTGATCGTCATTCATAATATTGCGGTGTTAGGGCTGTTTGCGCTGGAAAATATCACCATGGCGGAAATGTTCGGTTCGCGTAACCGCTTTACCCGCATGGCAATTTCAAAAGAGGCGGGTGGCCTCGTCGCCGTAGGATTTGGCCCGGTGCTGGCCGGTATTTTCTGCAATATGACCGGTTCATGGATGCCGATTGTGATTATGCTGGTGTGCTATTCCATTATTGGCTTAATTTCCGCGATCCTGATGCCTGAAGTCCGCGACCGCGATCTGAGCCTGCTGAATGATGCCGCAGACTGCGCGCCAAAGCCTAAAAGTGTCCGCAGCGGGCAATATATTTAA